CCGTTGCCGAAGGTGCTGGCGTTCCAGCCCCCGCCCCCGCCCCCGCCGCCGTACATGCCGCCGTTGCCGCCGACACCTGATGCTCCGGAGGCAGGGCCACAGCCGCCACCCCCACCCGCGCCGCCGTTGGTGGAACCGGCGCTGCCCGGGGTTGCGCCGTTGATGACGCTGGTGGTGCCACCCGCGCCGCCGGTCACGGTTTTCGACGAGCCGCCCTGACCGCCGTTGCTGTAGGCGTAGTAGGAGCCGCCGCCGCCGCCGCAGCCGACGTTGTTGGTGGTGTCGCTGACACCGGGACCGGCGAGGCCGCCGGATTGTTCGCCGCCGCCCTGGCTGCCGGGCGCGGTGGTGGCGAACACGCCGCTAGCCGTACAGGTGCCACCGGCCCCACCGTTCTGTATGACGTTGGCGGCGGCGGGTCCCGGCTGGCCACCGCCCGCCGACAGCGACACCGACCCCGACGAGAAGGTACTTGCGCCCCCGGCGGTGGGTGTGTTGGCGCCCCCGGCACCGACGACCGTGGAGTACGTGGCTCCGAGCAGGCTTTTTGGTATCCACGTTCTGGAGACTCTGCCGCCCCCGCCGCCGCCGCAGCCGTTTCCGGTGTTGGCCGCGCCCTTCGACCCGCCGCCGCCGCCGCCAATCAGCGTGACGTACACCCCGCCCGTTGATGGCAGCCCGGCGGGGATCGGCTGGTTGGTGCGTGCGGTGTTTTCCTCGCTGAAGTTCGCCCAGCCGACGAACGTGACGCCGTGGCGTATGCCGGTCGGGTTCGGGTAGCCCCGGCCCCACCGGACCATTAGACCTCGATGATGACGTAGGAGACGAAGCTGACCGCCACCGCCGACAGCGGGGTGAGGCGCACCCGCAGATAGTTGGTGGCCGGGACCTCCGCGTCACGGCCCAGCGGGTACTGCTTGTTGGTCCACAGGCCGCCCTCCCATTTGAAATCCAACAACCTGGTGGCGGTGATGGTGCCCTCGGCGGCGCTGGCCGCGAGCCCGAACCCGCTGGCGCTGGTGCCCAGCGTGAACGGCGGGGTGTCGGTGATGCCGGTGTTGTTGAACCGCGGGATGTCACCGGCAACGTAAGCGGTCAGCACCGCGGCTGGCACTGTCCCGGTGTCGATGAGTTCGATCGCGCACGGCACCGGCGCGGCGGTCTGCAGCGAGTAGCCCCATTCAACGACGGTCACCCGCTGGGTCGGTTTGATCTGCTGAAGCGTGCGGGTGGTGTTGGCGACGGCTGAGGACACCGCAGGGACGGGCGGCGCGGACAACGCGGCGGTGGTGGCCGACCACAGTGTGAACAAGGATGACATGATGTTTCCCTTCTCAGGTGACGGCTGCTCTGGTTATAGCGACATCGACCACGCGGCCGGGTGCCGACACGCTGGCGGTGGCCGACAACGTGCCGGCGCCGGCGAACGCGGGGAAGCTGGCCAGGAACGGCGCCACGGTCACCGACAGCGCACCGTCCCCGGCCAGCGCCGCAGCGGGGCTGTAAAGCTGGCTCCAGGTTGTTGTGAGCGCGCCCGCCCCGGACAGTGCCGGGGACGCCAGCGGCAGCGCGACCGCGGTGACGGTGCCGCCGCCGGACAGCGACACCGGCATCGGGTAGAGCTGCATGGCGGTCACCGCGAAGCTGCCCGCCCCGGACGGGGCGATCGGAATCGTGTAGACGGGCACCGGCACGGCGGCCAGGGTTCCGGTGCCCGACAGGCCGATCGCGGCGAGGAACTGCTGCACTGCGAGCGCGGTGATCGACCCGACCCCGGTGGTGTTGATGTTCAGGGTGTATTGCGGGTTGGGAATCGCGACCAGTGACCCGCTGCCCGACGATGTCGCCGACACGGTGGGGCCGCCTGAGGCCGTGACGGCCAGCGCGCCGATCCCGTTGAACGGGGCGGTTTCGTCTTCGATCTGTCGGATCAGCCCCGTCAGTGAGCCGGGCGCCCCGAACGCGGGGATCGCCCCGGCGCCGACGACCACGTTGGCCGACAGTGTGCCTACCATGTCGCCGCCCGCTGCACGGCCCGCGAGATGACGACGCCGGCGATGGGCGCCTCGACGACCGCGGACAGGGTGCCCGTCCCGGCCAGCGCCACGGCCGGTGAGTACAGCTGGGTGACGGTGATGCCGAGCGTGCCGGCGCCGCCTTGGCCGGCCGGTTGGCCGTAGGACTGCATGACCGCGGTGGACAGCGCCGACCCGCCGGTGTATCCGGCGGTCTCGAGGTAGCGGGCGACCAGCGCCGCGCCGATGGCGCCGGAACCGGCCAGCCCGGCCAGGCTCTGATACAGCGCGAACGCGGCGCCCGACAGCGCGCCGGAGCCGACGAGTTGCGGCAGTTCGGGGTAGACCGGGCCGGTGGAGACGCCCGACAGTTCACCGAATCCCGACAGGCCGGCCAGCACGTCCTCGAGCTCGGAGAGCAGGCTGGCGACCAGGGTGCCCGACCCCGACGCCGCGATCAGCTGCGTGTACACCTGATACCACCAGGCGGACAGGCCGTCCCCGGCGGACCAGCCGCCCTCGGTGGCGGCCGCGAACATGCCGGTGCCGGCGAACGCGGCGACCAGGCCGGTGGGTGGGATCGCGAACGCGGTCAGGGTGCCGTCGCCGGACCACGGCTGCGCCCACGGCGCGATCTGGCTAAACGACGTGGACAGCAGCCCGCCGCCGCTGAACCCGACGATACCGATGTTGTAGTGCACGGTCAGCGGCACCGCGAGGTTGCCGACACCGGCGAGCGGGGCCGGGGTGGGGACGATCGGTTTGATGGTGACGGTCAGGGTGCCACTGCCGGAGTGGATGGTAATGTGCGGCAGAATCCAGCCTTGCTGGGGGTAGAAGTTGACGACGGGGGACACCGCCCAGCCTTGTGGCGGCGGGACGGTTACGGTCGGGACGTCGACAACCCAGCCCACTCAGGCGATCTGTTCCCAGCCCGCCAGGGTGGGCTGCAGGTCGTTCCACTGGGTGCCGTCCGGGCTCGACACCCGCCACATGTGCAGACCGTCCACATTCGCGCGTACCGCGACTGCGCCGGTCTTGGGGTCGCGGCGCAGCGTGCCGACCGGATCACCGCCCATGACATTGCGGTAGGCGGCCAAGATGGCCCCGACCTGCGCGGCGGTGAACGGTGTTTTGGCGTCTGGTTCGGACGCGACGTGGGCGATCTGCTCCATCTGCGCGTCGTTGGGCATCTCTATCACGACATACTCCTATTGACGAGGGCCACCTCGAAGTAGCAGGTCCCCCCGCTCGGGTCGCCGATGGCGCCGAACGCGACGCCGCCGTTCTGGTAGCCGGGGCTGATGACGTCACCGGCCTTGAGGTAGATGAGGGCGGTGCAGCCCTCACCGGTGGGGGCCTGCGCGCCGAAACCGGAATACGTCCCGGTGCCGCCCATCGCGCGGACCCCGACGTTGTTCTTGATGATCGCCGCCGCGAACTGCCCGTTGTTCTGGTTGCTGTTGTAGCGCAGGCTGACCGCGTAGGTGCCCTCCACGCTGATGGTGAGCTGGTACAGCCCGTCCCACGTCAGGTCCGGTGAGCAGAAGTCCAGGGTGTCGAAGAACCCGGCCGGCGTGATGATGTACGAGTTGGGGTTGGGGCCGACGGCGAAGTTGACCGTGCCGGTCGAGAGCCGGTACACCCGGAACGTGGAGCCGACCACCGGGGGTGGGGCGTTGTCGGCCACCGCCGTGCCGGCGATGGTTCCCCCCGACGACGGTCCGGTCACACAGGTGTTCTTGGCGCCCCAGTTGCGATAACCCGGCCCGAGCTGGCTGGCGGTGCCGGCCTCGATGTAGTCCAGCACCAGCTGCGTACCCGAGAACACCTGATAACGCCTGGGGTTGCCCTGCGCCCCGAACACGACCATCATGTTCGTCGACCACGTGAGCGCGACCCCGGACACCCAGATGGTTTCCACCCCGGCCACGGTGCAGCCCAGGTCGGCCTCATACGTCAAAAACCCGGCGTTGTACGCGCGGCCCCACACGAAGTTCTGCGGGTTGTTGGGGTTGTCCACCCGGCCCAGCGCGTACATGTACGGGGTTCCGCCGGTGGACGCGCCGCCCGGCGCGGAGTTCATCGCACCCGATACCCGCTGGTAGTCGGTGTTGGTGGGCTCGGTGTTCCAGATGGCGTACGCCTGCCGGTTGCCGTCGTTGTTCAGCGGGAACCAGCCGGCCAGCCCACCCTTGATGCCCAGTTTGGAGGTGCCGGTGCCGGTGTAGGTGACGGTGAAGTTGGACGGCAGCGGCCCGTCGGGGTAGTTCGCGAAGTCGACGGACACGGACACACCCGACACCAGCGCGCTTCTGGCCTGCACCTGCATCGCCTGGATCGCCTGCGTGTTGTTCAGCATGTTGTTGTACAGGCTGAACATCGACGAATTGGCTTGGTTCAGGGTGCTGCCGGTGTACATGCCCGACACGCCGACCAGGGTGTTGGTGATGTAGTTGGTCAGGGTCTGGATGTCGGCGATGTTGCTGATGCCCAACAGGCCGGTCGGCACCGAGCTGATCGCGAGGATGCCGGACGTGATCTTGGTGGCGTCCAAGCCGGGAACGTAGTTGGCGCCGATCAGACCGGTCGCGCCGAGCCCCTGCATTCGGTTGCTCATCGGGGTCAGCGCGGTGCCGATGTCGTAGTAGGTGCCGTCGGCCATCGTGTTGGCCATGTTCTGCACATCGGAGGACAGCGCGCGCGAGTCGACGTTGGTGTTCAGGTTGTTCAGGTCACCGGGCAAACCGGCGGTCCAGCTTTCGGCCATCAGCTGGGTTTTGGTGACCGACCCGTCGTCCCAGTTGACCGTCCCGGCGGTCGCCGCGGGCAACACGTTGAGCTGCAACCTGATCCCGTCCACCCCCGACGACGGCACCGTGTAGCTGCCCTGCAGCATCGTCCACCCGGCATCGGTGGTCGGGTTGAGCACCGAGTTCAGCACCGTGGTCGCGGCGATCGCGGTGCCCAGGTAGGACACCAGCGACAAGTTCATCGTCGCGCCGACCCCAGCCAGCCCGGTCCATTCCAGGTAGATCGAACAGGCCAGACTCTGGCCGGCCGCGACCGGGATCACCGGATCGGTCAGCAGGCTCTTGGGGGTGCCGTCCGCGGTGACCTTCACCGACCCGGACCCGTCGGCGGTGCGGGTGACGGTGCCGTCCCACGTCCAGATGCCTTGGCCGTCCACGGACACCGAGCTGGTGAAGTTCGGGTTCGACAAAAGGTTCGGGTTGGTGTTGGCCACCGAGCTCACCGGGACCAGCGGGGTCAGAAACGCCGACAGCACCCCGGTGATGATCTCGGCGGGGATCGCGACGATGCTCAGCATCGATTGCGGGAACGTGCCCGACGTGACTTTCGAGGCGTCCAACGGCGGAATGTTGTTCGGGTAAGCCTGCTGGGTGGTCGGGTCCATCGGCGTGAGCAGGTTCGTCGGATTCAGCAGGTTCAAGACGAAGTTGATGATCGACCCGAACAGGTCGAACCCGCCGGTCCCCGGACTCTGCGGCCCCGACCCCGCCGCGGGTGACTGCATCCCGTTGAACGCCAGGTTGTCTTGGTTGTAGCTAGCCAGCTGATTGAGGCTGCCGCCGTTAGGGTCCGGCGCCGCACCCGTGCCCAGCACCGTGTCGATGACCGAGTTGAACCCGCCGGTGACCACCCCACCGGTGCGCTGGGCCTGCTGCCCGATGACGTCCTCGACACCCTCGTCGAGCTGGTTCATCGGGTTCTTGTCGACCGAGAACTTGTTGGTGCCCGACGCCGAGTTCGACCCGGAGAACAGATCAACCGCACCGAAGGAGGTCACCGGCCTATCGCCCTTCTGCGGCGGGTGACAGCCGGTCCGGCCAGCCCCGGGGTCACGAACGTCGTAGGCTCGCTGACCGGGACCACCATGACGAAGCACTGCGCATCGGTCGGGGAGAAAATGTACAAACCGATCTCCCCGTCGTTGTAAAGATTCACGTAGATGGTGCCCTCGGCCGGGGAGCTGTGGTTCGCCGGGACGACGGCGATCCCGTTGGTGGGGGTGATCGCGCTGCCCGGATCGGACGGCGACGACCAGTGAGGCATTATGTTCACCTCACCCAAAGTGTTACCGAAACCTCGAGCGATCGATGTGCCGGCGGTCGGATCGCCGAGGCGGACCTCACAACCGATCTGCAGCGGATTGAACGACAACTCCAGCCCGAACGCCCCGATATGCCCCCACACGATCGGCGTCCAGGGAAACGGCTGCGGCGGGATCGCGAAGGACCCGATCGCGGCGCGCTGCGAAATGCCCGAGAAGCTGGTGAACGCCGCCTCGGGCATCGAATACGGTGACGGGATCAGCTGGCTGATGCTCATCGGCGCCCAGATCGGGTAGGCGATGGTGGCGCCGTTGACGACCGGCGGGGTCTGCCCGGTGCCCGGGGTGCCGGTGTCGACGTAGGTGGTCTGCGGCGCCATCACGGTGTGCAGCGCGACGTCCTCCTGCCCCGACACGCCGCCGCGGTAGATGTTGTACTGGACCGCGGCGGGGACCGCGTCCCACGCCAGGTACACCTGCGAACCCGGCCCGACGGTGATGCTGGCCTCATTGGATGCGGTGGTTTCACCGTTCGCGGAGAACGCGGTCACCATGTAGTACTGCGGCCCGATCAGAGTGCCGCCGCTTGACGAGCCGGTGACCTGCAGGTTGGTCGGCGGCGCCAGGTGCATGGTGACGGTGCGCCCAGCGTAGGCCAGCACATCGCCCGGTTCGGGCGGGTTGGTCGCGAAGTCCACATCCGGGCACAGCGCCAGCGCGGGCGGCGGGCCGGCCGGGCCGGGCGGCACCGCCAGGTTCAGCGTCCAGCTCGGCTCCAGCGGGGTGCCGCCGGTGACGATCGTCGAGTTCTGGTCGGGGGGGACCAGATTCACGAACGGGGTGATGATCGGGCACGGCCCCGGCGGGCCGGGGGTGCCCAGCATCACACGGCGCCACGACGTGCCGTACCACACATAGGCCGACGCGCCGATGATCGCTCCTTTGGAGTCCACATCATCCAAAAGCCAAAACTTGCCGATGTCGGCGACCGTGTTGGTCAAGGTCTGCGGCAGGTCCGCCGGGTCGTCCACACTGGTGTCGGTCATCAGGTGCAGCGCGAACGCCGCCGGGCCGGGCGGGCCGGTCGGGCCGATCACCGCGGGGAACACCAAAGAGCCGATGTCGCCGTAGATTTCGTAGGTCCCCGAGAACGGGGAGCCCAGCGCCTGATCCGGCGGGATCACCGACCCGAACAGATAGGTGCCGACCAGGTAGGACGCCAGGAAGTTCTGGTCGCCCGGTGACACGGGCAGCGCGGTTGTCATCACGTCCTCCTACGGGATATGCGTCACGTTCGCCGACAGGGTGCCGGTGCCGCGCAGCGGCGCGCCGGGATGCCACGTAGCCGACAGGGTGCCGGCGCCGGCGAACCGCGCGGCCCACGACGTGTGCGCCGACAGCGTGCCCATGCCGAGCAGCTGCCCGGCCGCGTTGCCCATCGACACACCCTTCTCGGCGAACGCGTAGAAGAAACCCTCGCTTCGCAGCAGCGGGTACTCGGCGCGCTGCGGCTTGCGGGGGATCGGGCCCAGCGGCAGCACCATGATGAACAGCTGCGCCCCGCCCGGCTGGAAGAAGTACAACCCCAACTGGCCGTCGTTCCACAAATTCACATACAGCGTGGAGTCCGCCGGGTTGGTGTGATTCGCCGGGATCATCGCGTACTGGTTCTTCGGGGTGATCGCCTGACCCTGGCTGTTGGCGGTCGACCCGACGTTGTTGTAGCTGGTCGAATAGTGCGGGAAAATGTTGACGTGCCCCAACATGGTGCCGATCCCGCGGCTGATCATCTTCCCGTTCGCCGGGTCGCCGAGCAGCACCTCGCAGCCGATCCGCAGCGGGTCCGCCGACAGGTTCAGGCCCGTCTCCCCGATGTGCCCCCACACGATCGGCGTCCACGGGAACGGCTGCGGCGGTAACGTGAACGAGCCGACCGGCGCCTGCTGCGCCACCCCGAAATAGCCGGAGAACGCCGCTTCGGGCATCGAGTAGGTTTGCGGCAGCAGCGCGCCGATACCCTCGGGCTGCCAGATCGAGAACCCGCTCTCGGTGTACTTGCCGGTGAACCCCATCAGGTCGCCCGTCACCGGCGTCTTGGTGACCTCGTCCACGTCGGGGAAAATGTAGAGCGGGGTGATCGGACCGACCGGGCCGGCCGGCGCGGCCAGGAAGAACTCCCACGTCGGCTCCAGCCGCGGACCTGAGGTTTGGATGTAGCTGGCGTTGACGTTGCCCTTGTCGTCGTACTGCGGGATCAGCTCGACCTCGGGGGTGATGTCGGGCACCGGCCCCGGCGGCCCGTACGCGCCCATCATCAGGCGCCGATAGCTCGTGCCGTACCAGATGTAGGCGGACTGGCCGACGATGTTGCCGAAGTCGTCGAGATCCTCGAGCAGGTAGTAGCGGCCGATGTCGGTGGGGCTGTTCGACAGGATCGGCAACTGGGCGGGGCTGAAGATTTCGGGGTTGATGGATTCGCGGACCGCGAAGCTGATGTCCCCCGCAGGTCCCTGCGGCCCGGCCAGCGCGTCGCTGTTCAGATCACCCTGGTCGGCCATCACCTTCAACGCGGCGGTGTACCCATTGGGGGTGTCGGGCATCGTCGTCAAAGCCGACACGTCGACCTTCACCACCACCGAACCCAGCGGCACGATCTCCCCGATGGACGGCGGCGCCGGCGTCGGAACGGCCAGCGGGTCAAACGACGGGGCGCTCATCGCCGCTCACCCGTCTCCCGGTCCACCCACTCCTCAGTGATGACCGGCGTCACCGACCACGGCGGCGCCAGCTGTTGGCCCGGGTCGCCGTCACGGATCGCGGCGAGCCGGCGCGTGTCGGGCGGCAGGTGATGATCGCTCGAGCGATGCTCGGGCGTCAGCTCTTCCGCGGCGTCGTCGGGGGCTCGGGAGTCCACCCACGTGTAGGCGCCCTCACGCACACCCGGCGCGGTGTAAGCCCGTTTCTTGATGTATTTACGCCCCGACGACCGGAACCCCAAAAGCGCCAGCGTCCACGCGATCGCCACCTTGGGCTGCGTCATGTGCATCCCGCTCAGGTCCACGACGTGCCCGTCGGGGTCGTTGGGGTAGTCCAGCGCGTCGTAGATCTCGAGGTAGGCGGCCTGCACCTTCAACATCTCGAGCGCCCGTCTGCGTTCCTCCCCGGTCAACCCGGCCTGCTCGATGGTTTTCGGGGTCAGCTCGCCGCGCTCCCCGAACTGCAACCGCGGCGCACCACCGTTGCGCGGGTCGTACGGATTGGTGCCGGTGAACCCGTACCGGGAGTTGGTCCGGTTGTTGTACGGACCCGACGAGCGGGACTGACCTTCAACAATTTTCTCGTCCATAATTACGCCTCGAACAGGGTCCCTTCTCCAGCGAATTCTGATATCAAACCGTAGACCGCCGCTATCGTTTTGAACGCAGCGTTGAACGGGTCACCTTTTTGTTTGTCCTCCCCGATTTTTATATTCACTGTCAGCGCCTTATCCCAGGACCATTCCCGTTTTATGCCGTGCACATTGTCGACGTAAATAATTCCGTTTTCCTCAATCCCGACCCGGTCCCCGAGGTAATAGTCGATGTCGGCCATCCACGGATGCCCGTTGATGGTGTCGGCCTTGAACGCGGCGAAAGCCCTTGTCTTCCAGTCCCCGTCACGCAGCGTAAGAACACTAGCCAGCGTGTAGGCGGTGCCGGTGCCCTGCTCGAAATGCTCCTGCCACGCCACATCCCCGGAATACAATGCGCGAATAGGGTCGGTGAATCTTTGCCACGCAAAAAGTGTATTGTCCAACTGGCCCTGATAAAGATTATCGAGGCCCGGCGTGAACGGAACCTGCGTTTCACCGGACTGATCCGCCAAACCGATCCACGTATTTATGACGTCGGACAACTGCGACAAACCGTAACGAATAGCAAACGTCTGCGCCTCGTTCACAATGACAGGGGATTTCGACCCCGTCATGATCGTCTTGACCGACCCCTTATGCCACGTCAGATCGGTCGTGATGATCCCGTTGTACGTCCCGTCCCACCAAATCACCTTCGGCACCGCCGGCGCCACCAGGGTCAGCTGCTCGATCAGATACGTCGACCCGACACCGGCCGCGTCCTCCACCGGCTCCCCATTCAAGACCTGCCCCGGGTCGAACGTGTTACCGGTCGTCAAATCCACCGTCACCGGGGTAATCAAGTCATCGAGCGTGACCGCCACCGTCGACAACAAACCGTCCAGCGCAGTCCCCGTCGGCCCGGTGCGCCCATCCTTCTGCTCGAAGGAGAACACGCAGCAGTTGCGGATCGGGGCGACCAGCTGATCGATGGTCTGGTCGAGCTGGGACACGTCGACCCCGAACAGCATCCCCAAAAGGTCGGGTATCACGTTGAGGATGCTGGCCAGCTCCCCGTTCGGCGAGACCGGGTCGCTCGTGAGGTACGTGTAGCAGCGCATCACGCAACCGGAGTCGGTCAGGATGTCCTTGAACGTTTTGTACCAATCAGTCCAGGTGGCGCCGATCGCCGTCCACCGCGACTGGTCCAGCACCGGGTCGACGAACGCGACCTGGATCGGCCACGCGGTCGGCAGGAAGTTCAGAACCGCGTCCGGGCCAAGCGGGTTGATCCAGCCGGCCGGGTTGAAGATGTTGGTGATCGTGGACCAGCCCGGCATGAACAGCCGGCCCAGGTTGATGAACGCGGTCAACGCGCAGATGGAGCGACACGGGCCGGGCAGCACCCACATGCGGGGCAGCTGGACCTCCGGCGGGAAGATCGGATTCGCGGCCACGAGAAGCCGTTTCGCGTGCTCAAAGAAGGACAGGGCGGTCAGTTCGATCTCGTGGATGCCCTTGTCGTCCTTCTTGACGTGGATTTCGGTGATCTTGCCGCCCCACCGTTTCCGGTAGTCCTGCTGCGTGGGGATCGGGTCGATCAGAAGGTGCAGGTCTTGGATCAACTGGGTCTGGTTGGTCATGTAGTCGGTGAGCCAGTTGTCGTACAGGATCTTCACCGTGCACTTGCCGGTGTCGTCCATCAGTTCCTCGACGCTGGCGTCGATCTCACCCTCGAGGGTCTGCATAATGTCAAGGTTCGAGTCGGCCAACCGGATCAGCGGCTTCTGCTTCGAGCTCATGATGGTGGTCAGCCGCACCCCGTTGAGATACGCCGCGGTCTGGCACGGCTCGAGCGCCATGTCCGGCACGTTCGCGGCGCCGGGGGTGGGCAGCGCCCCGTCGACCCACTGCGTGAACTTCAAACCGGGCGCGGACTGCTGCAATGCCTGACTCATCAGCGGCTCCGCTTATAACGCTGCGGGACCACGGCCAAGATCTGCCCGTTCGGGTCGGAATGCGCGACGGTCAGATTCACCACCGTCTGCGGCGGGATCGCGAAAATAAACTTGCCGTTAAACGTCAACTGCAGCGGCAAGCCCTCGTTGGCGATACCGGACAGGAAGAAGTCCAAGATGATGGACTGGCGGATGATATCGAAAATCAAGTTGTCCCGCGGGTCATTAGCCGCGGTCAACGTCCGATGCGACGGCTCGGTGTCACACATGTACGTTCCGACCGACGGCTGGGTGTAAGGCAACGCCACCAGCCGGGTGGAGTCGTTGTCCTGAACGATCGCCTGCCCCGGGGACGAGACGAAAAACGTTGCGTAGGACGGCAGATCGCCGCGATTAGCCAGCGGCAGAGTTCCCCAATAGTACATATTCAGGCCGGTGATGTCGTCGATCAGGCTGACCAGCGGGTCCAAGATTCCTGACAGGATTCCCCCGCCGGCCGGCGGCGGCATCGCCGGTCCGGCGGTGTTGGCCGAGAACAGCTTGTATAGGGCGGGTTTGGTGAAGTAGGGCCGGGCGGCGATCCAGTTGATGTTCCACTGCGACGCGTTGTTGCCGTAGGCGGTGGGGTCCAGTTTCTGCGGCGATTTGACGGTTTCGTTGGGCCGCACCGGTATCCACCGCCACCCGGAATATCGGGTGTACACACCCAGCCAGCCGTCGTTGGCTTCGTCCTGGCCGGCCCACCAATGGTCCTCGGCGAGGCGGTACTGATATTCGGTCATGGGTGGGGCCTGCGATCCGATGATGATGCCGACGTCGAACATCCGCTCGGGGATGTTTTGGCGCTCGATCGACGCGCCGAACATGTAGGGGGAGTTGACCAGCACCTGTTTGAACGGCCACTGCTGATCGCCCTCCACCTGGGTGGCCAGCCGCACTCCTTCGCGGCCCTTCGACGGCCCGGCGAGGTTGAAGATGTAATCCTGCGCGGGTGTCAGATAGACGACGTGGGTCATCATGCCGCGCACTGCGGGCGGCAGTTGCAGGAAGTCGACGGGGTTGATCAGGGCGGGGAAGTAGGCGGCGGTGTGGGTGCCGGGGAAGGTGATCTCGGGTCCGGTGACGATGCTGGGGGTGACCCCGATGCTGGGGGAGATTCTCATGTCATCCGCCTAACGTCATTCCGCCGACCGAGCCGCCGGACATGGCGGGGGCGCGGGTGCCGGCGTTGACGGCCTGCTGGGCCTGGGCGTTGAACACGTGGCCGGGGGTGACGCCGTTGTTGTTGATGTTGACCTGGGTGCCGATGTTGCCGCCGACGTCGGTGCGGCGCACCGCGGCCGTCGCGAGCTGGGGCGCGCCGGCGGGGCCTTCGCTTCGCACCATCGCGGGGGTGACCGACGCCGCCGATGGTGGGGCGTGGGCGCTGTCGCGGCCGTAGGTGTAGGAGGGGCCGCCGTATCCGAATGTGGCGGGGGACACGATGTTACGGGCGAACGGGGCGCCCTGGCCGCCGGTGTAGCCGTCGGCGGTGGGCAGGCCGATCGCTTTGGCGACGTGGTCGGGCAGCGGCGCGGCAGGTGCCGGGGCGCTCGGCGCGGCCGGGGTCGGCGCGCCCGGTGTGGTGGCCCGCGCGGCGGCCATCTGTTGGGGGGTGGGTGGTTTGACGCCGGGCAGGTTCAGTTCACCGCGCGCCCAGGCTTGCATCATCGCGGAGCGGGCCGGGTGCATCAGCCAGTCCCCCATGTTGCTGAGGTTCAGTCCACCCCCGCCACCGCCGCCCCCGGCTGGGGTGCCGCCGTCGCCGTACCCGAACGTGGCGGGGGACACGATGTTGCCGCCGAACGGGGCGGCCTGGCCGCCGCCCTGCAACGGCGCCAGCGGGTTGGTCGGGTTGAGGTTGGGTCCCTGCACCGGCTGGTTGTTCTCATCGAGCCAGTTGTTTGTGGCGGTGTCCCAGTGCGGCGGCGGGCGCGGCGGCGCTGGTGGACCCGGCGGTTGTTGCGGATTCCACGGCGGCTGCGGCGCCGCGCCGGGTGGCGGGAAGAATCCCTGCCCAGGCCCGCCGCCGACCGGCTGCCCGCCCGGCGGCGGCGGTGGTGGTGGCGGTGGTGGGGGTGCCGGTACAACGATCTTCGCGCCGCTGTCCTGGTTGTAAATCTCGCCAGGTACTTCCTTGGCGTCCTTACCCTTCCCTTTCATCAGTTGCTGGTTGCCGCCGCCCATCGGCTTCCACCATTCATCCGGCCCGTGCGGTGGAAGCTTGTTCACCGTTGGCGCCTGCGCCGGCTGGCCTGTGCCCTGTGTCGGCGGGACCGGTTTCGGTCCCTTGCCCGGCGGGTAGTAGCGCTTCGTTTCGCTGCTGTAGCTCCAGCCCTGCTCGACGGTGCCGTGCGCTTTGAGGTAGCCACCGTCCTCGGGGTCGGGGATGTCCTTGGTGCCGTCCGGCAGGGTGTACACGCCCTGCGCGTCGGGGGTTTCCGTGGCGCCGGGCTGACCTGGCTGCGTGGGCGCGGCGGGGAACTGTCCCTGATCCGCCGGACCCGGCAACGGCCCGGTGCCCTGCGGCACCGGCAAGCCGCCGACGGCGGGGATGCCCTGAGCGGCGGGCAGCCCCTCCCCGATCGCGTTGGCGATGTTCAACGCGTAGGACGCCCCGCCGGCGAACAGCTTCCAGATCCCCCACTGCCACGGCGGTTTCCCGAACACGTCACCGAAACCGAGCTCTTGGGCCATGCCCTTGATCAGCCCGGCGCCCATCGCGGCGGCATTCGAGTCGGGGCTGGTCGCCGCCTCCGCCGCCTTGCCTTCCCACGGCGGCGCGTTGAACATCTCCTGCTCCTCCGCGTCGGTGGTGTCACTCAACGAGGTCTGGGCGTGGCTGAGCGCTTTGCTGGTTTGGACTTGGTTGGCGAGGGCCTCACGCAGCTCCTTCTCCGCTTTGGACAGCCGGGAGTTCGTGTCGGCTCGCTCCCGCGCCGCCCAAGCCTCATACTCAGCCGACCCGACCTGCGCGTGGGTGATTTTGGTGCCCTCATCGATGGCGGCCTGCAACTCGGTTCTCGCGTTTGACACCCGGATGGTCGCGCCCTGGTCGTTCTGTTGGGCGGTAGCAAGATCGGTGGTGGAGGTGGCGAGACGTTCCTGCGCGCGCTTGGCCTTTTCCAGCCAGTCGCTGAGCTTTTTCAACTCGGGGATAGTCTGGCCGGTGATCTGCGATATCTGTTCAGGACCCGCCCCGGCGGGCACACCGGGCATGTGCCACGGCTGCTCGAACCAGCCGTACGGTGTCTCGATCGCGGTCGCCGACGGTCTCGGTGCACCGGCCGGCGCGATCGGCTGCGCCCAGCTCGGCGGCGGCTCCAGCAGCGGCTGGCCGGGTCCAACCGGTGCGGGCACCGTCGGCACGTTCGGGTCACCGTGACGGCCCCGCCCGGTCACCAAAATGATCTTGGTAGTGCCGGTGGTGGGGTCGGTGTCCGAAGGTTGGTCGATGGTGTCGTCGGGGCCGTCACCGCCCAGCATGCCCGACGGTGACGGCACGATCGGACCATTGGCGCCTATCGCCGCGCCGCCCAGCTGCAGGCCCAGCGCCCGCGACAGCCACGGCGGCAGGATCGCCTTGAGAGCGGCCCGCGCCTGCGCGGAGCCGATTCTGTGCGTCCCGCCGCGGCCGGAGGTGGCCGCGTAGGTGGACCCGGAAAGCCCGCTCGCCCACGACGCTTGAGCGCCGGCGCCTGTCGACACCATCGCCGACGCGAAGCTTTTCAACCGGGCGGTTTCCTCCGGTGTGTAGCTCAGCCCGGACATGTCGGCCTTGCCGACCGGCCACCAGTCCAGGCCGTGATTCTTGCCGCCATGCTCCTGATGCCCCGGATAGGTCGACGCGTACAGCCCGTAGCGGCGGCCCAGCTGCGCGATCCACGGGAAGCCGGCCGACGCGAACTCGGGGTGCTCGTGCCCGCCGCCGGGCAGGTTGGTGCCGATCGGCATCCCGTACGGCTCCCCGTTCGGGCCGGTTTCGAAGCTGGTGTGAACGTGGCCGTGGTGCCCGCTCCAGTCTTCGTTGTAATACCCCGGCTGGCTGGTGCCCGGCCCGACCTTCCCGTACGGCGCGGCCTCCCCGAAATACTCCTGGGTTCCCGGCGGGTTGTAGATGACCTGCAGAACGCCGGTCCCGCCGCCGTACGCGCGGCGCAGCAGCTGCCCCTGATTCATCGCGTGCAACAGGCCGGCCGGGGCGGTACCGGGCGGGATGACCCGCTCACCGGGTTCGGTGATGATCGGGATCATCCCGCCCGCGGCCATACCGAGCATCTGATCGAGGATGTCGCGGTACTGCATGGAACGATGCCGATTCATGATGAACGTGCCCGACGGGACGTTCATCGGGACGGTGTCGCGGCCCGGCAAGTGGTAGCCCTTGATGTGCCCGCCGCCCGCGAAGCCCTCGGAGTCGCTGCCCAGGATCTGGTCCCAGAAACTCTTGTGATCGGCGCCGCCGCCGCCTTGAGGCATCGTGAAACCCAGCTCACCCAACATGCCCTGCAGGAACCCCGCCAAAAGGCTCTTCCCGCCGCCGTCCCCGCCCAGTTGCAGACCGATCCGGCCACCCAGCGCGGAGTACCCGACCTGCACGCCGCTCGCCTCACCAATGTCAGCCAAACCGGCCGGGTGTCGACGGATAGTGCGGATCGACGCGCGGATGTTCTGCACCGGGTCGATCAACTGGTCGGCCGGGATTCCCACCGCCGCCGCGGTGGGGCCGATGACCTGCGCCAGCCCGATCGACGGATGCCTGGGCCAGTTCTCGTCGTACATGTTGATCGAGTTGGGGTCACCCGGCGTGCCGGCGCCCGATTCTAGGGAGATGACCCGCTGCATCCCGTCCAGCCAAGGGATGCCGCCGCCGCCGTCGGCGTGGGGGTCCAGCCCCTCGGCGCGCAGCGCGGCCAGCGTCCATTTCATGACGAACAGCCGTTTGAGCGCGGTGCTGGCCGCGCGCCACGCGTTGACCGGGATGACGCCGGTGGTGATGTCGCCGACGTCGTGCGGTGCCCATTCGCTGGGAACGATCTTGGACGGGTCATATCCCGCGTTGCCGCCGTCATCGAAGCCTCGCCACGGGAACGCCGGGTCGTTGGGGATCACGGCCGGCCCGGGGTCGGGGAACCCGATGTGCGGCGGCCAGTCGTCCCACGCTTTCGGGTCCTGGGGGAACGGCGGCTGGGTCGGGTCGGGATAGTTCGGCCAGAGCGGGAACCACGGTATGCGCCCGTGCGGCTGCTCGGGGAACATGCCCCGGCCACCCGGCCCCAGCACTTTTCGCTGCTTGCCCGGATCGGGCGTGAACGGCACCGCGCCGGTGGCGAACCCGCCGTCCGCGTAGTTTCTGCCGATCTGCCAGTGCGCCCACGCCGCCGCCGGGGTGTGATAACGGCTCTTGATGTAGTTGACCATCGCCACGAGCTGCTGATACGGGGTCAGCGCCTGCGCGGCGGCGACGCTGGTGACCTGCGGGAAAGGCCCAAAGGTGCGGTAGTTGGACAGCGTCAACTGGCCCAATCCGACGGTGTTGTCACCTTTGATCGCGTTGGAGTCGACCCAGTTGACATTCTTCGGGTCCCAACTGGATTCGCCGGGAATGATGTTGTTGATGTACTGGGCGTCGCTGGCCGGGAAACCGCCTTGGGCCATGTGGGACCAGAACTTCGCGCTAGTGCCCGGCAGCCCGACATGCGGCGCCAAATGCGTCGGCTCGTGATAGGACAGCGACGCCCGCGCGTGACCGCCGTGCTGCAACCCCGGGAAAAGACCCGGATTCATGGCGATGAACGCGCCAGCCTTAAGATCCTCCCAGTTTTGGTGACCTTTCGGTCCGTAGGTTCCCCACTTCTCCATCGGGTCGAACGGCTGAACGATGTCGCCCTCGGCGAACCCGGCGAAACCACCGCGGAACAGGGCCGCGACGACCTGGTCCTGCATCGGGCCGCCCGGACCCGGACCCGGACTCACACCGTCCGCAGCGGAAGGCGACGACAATGAGTCCCCGCCGTCGGGCAGCGTGGCGCCAGCAGCCAGCTTCAACTTGACGTCGATGCTCACACCGTCGCTGGTCTGGTTCTTCGACGGGATGCCGATCGCCGTCATCACATCCTCGGTGGACTTAGACTCGGCGTTCTTGGTGTCCAGGCTGGTCGGGACCGACACACCGGGCATCGACACACCCTCGGACTGCACCGTGCCCTGATACTTGTCGGGGATACCGACCCGGGTCATGGTGTCGGCCTCATCCATCGGCTGCGGCGTCGTCAACGCGATCGACGCGGGCAGCGTGATCGCCTCCGACAGGCTGGTGCCCGTCCGCATGTTCTCTGGGATCGCCGCCGCGTCGAGCACGGTGCCGCCGGTCGCGAAGCTTTGTATCGGGCCGCCGGCGTTCATCGCGTCCAGCAGCGGCCCCCACTTCTCCGACGCCGCGAGGTTCATCACCTTCTCACCGGCGGTCAGCATCGCCGGCACATCATCGACACCGCCGGAACCGCCGGTCACCGTCCCGCCGCTCGCCAAGAACAGGCCGATGATGTCCTGCCAGTGCTGCTGAAACCAGTTCTTGTGTTCCGGCGCCGCTGGGGTGGTCGACGGCCCCTGCTGCGGCTCCCCCGGCTTCGTCTCCGTGGCGACTCCCGGTGTCCCGCCACCCAACCCGAGCAGATCCCGCAGCGCCTTGGCCTGATCGGGCGGCAAACCCTTGAAGTCGAGGAACACGTCGGCGTGTATCCCGTCGGGTTTAGCCAGCTCGGAGGGCACCCCGATGTCGTCGTGTAGGTATTGCTCCACGGTTTTGCCGGGCGGCACCTCCACCTTGAACTCGATGTTTCTGGTGATGTCCGCGAATTGGGCACCGTACTTGGTGTTCAGGAACTGCTCGAGGTCGTTGAGTTCCTCCTGGGTGTGGGCCTTGATCTGGGTGATCTTCCCGGTGGTCTTGTCGCCGATGATGTCGATGCCCCGCTGGGCGAAGTTACCTACGACCTCATCCCAGGCGGCGGGGTCGATCGTCATTCCCGTTTGAAGGCTGCCGCCGAACGCGTCCTGCAGCTTGGCTGCTTCCATCCCGACCTGCTGATGGGTGGTGGGGTCGATCAGCGGTTTGGCGAATGTGGCGCGGCTGGCCTCCCACATCGCCGCCGCGTTCTGACTGTGCGACACCAGATCGGCCAGCGGCCCCTCCAATCCCTCCAGGCTGTTCCCGAGCGCGTCCAGCCCGGCGGCGCCCGTTCTCATCCAGGCACCAACGTCGAGGTTCAGCAGACCCCTCAAGGGTTCCATCGCCTTGCCGGTAGCGTCATGGATGCCCTGCATCGCCTTGACGAACCCGGTCGGGTCAAGCCAGGACGGGATTAGCGCGAACTTCGCGGTCATCATGTTGATCACGCCGTCGACGGCCATCAGCGCGATCACCGCAGCGTTCTTGAAGAACTCCACCGTGCCGGACATGCCGCGCATGATGCCGGCGAGGAAGTGGCTGATCCGAGATCCCCAGTCCAGCAGCTTCTCCCCGATCGCCCCGACGAACCCGATGAACTCGACCTGATGGGTCTGCAACCAAGTGGAGATCTTGTCGCCGACACCGGTCAGCGCGGTCACCAGCCCGGTGCCCAGCGGCGCCAACGCGGCACCAACCTGCTGGGACAACACCTCCAGCTCCTGCTCAAGATTCTTGGTGGCCTGCAGCGCCTCATCGAAGGGCTGCGTAAGCTTGACCCTCTGCGCGTCCACCGCCCTGCCGGCCGCGTCAGCGGCCAGCGGAATGCCCAGCCGCAGGCCGTCCATGTAGACCTCGGTGTTTTTCGCCGACCCCAAGAAAAACATCCCCCACCGCTCGGCCTCGCCCATGATCTTGCGTCCGGCCTCGGTACTGGTCCCACCGGCCTCGTCGATGCGGTGGATGAAGTCCATCAGCACGGCGTTCATCTGCTCTTGGCTGATACCCGCCTTGTCCAGGGTCTCGGGCAGCTTCGCGATCGCGAACGGCAACCGCTCCATCGACGGACGCCCGAGCAGCTCGTTGAACTGGGTCATGACCAGCGCGGCACCATCCATCGAGAAACCCAGCGCCTGCCACGCCGGTGACGTGGCATCCAGGTCGCGAAGGAGGTCGTTGACGGCGGCGCCGCTCTCCCGAACCAGGTTGATCAGGATCGTCAGCTCTTCGTTGGTTTTCTCCGGTTGCACATTGAACGCGTTGAACGCGGCGGTCAGGTTGTCGACGTTGATCTTGGTGTCGCCGAGCAGCTCGTTACCCTCGGCCAGCGTGGTCGCCAACTGCTCAATCTGCTGATTGGTCAGCCCAGCCCCGTTACCCAGACCCGACAGCCGCGTACCCAACTCCCCGACGATGTCGGCGACGTCCTTGAAATGCACCAAATCACCGGACGCGGCGATGTTGCGGACCATGTCCAAGTACTCACCGAGCTTCTCGGTGCCCAACGTCTGACCGGCGATGGTGCGGGCGGCGTCCTGCCACTTATTACCGATGTCCATCAACGTGTCGGCGAACGTCCCCGCGAGGCTCTTGTACTCGTCGATCAACGCGAAGATCGCCCCGAACGCCTGCTCAACCGGGGCGATCAAACCCTTGAACGCCTCACCGATGATCGGGATACGCCCCACCGTGTTGTCGATCTCGGTGTTGATGATGTTCAGCGGCAACTGAATCGACGTCTTCGCGACATCCTCGAACAGCGAAAACACCCGCCCGACGTCGGGCATCTTGCCCGCCACCACCGCCGCGAACGTGTCCATCAGTGTGTCGGCGGCTTCCTTACCGACCTTCGCGAACGCCCCGACCTCGTTTTCGACCAACGCGACAACGTTCTTGATGTTCTCGACCGCGTTACGGGCGGCCTCGACGATCGCGGTGCCAACGGCGAGCTTCGCGAATCCCGACATCTTCTTGGCTGACTGTTCCATCGCCTGGGCGGCCTCTTCGGAGAAGTTCTTAACCCCCGAGACCATCTGCCCGCCCATAGCCTTGGTCGCCTCGATGTGCTCCTTCCAAGCCTCGGTGGAACCTTTCTCAATGTTGGTGCGGAACACGTCGCCGGCCTCCTGGCCGGTGTCCCCGAAGAACTGCCGCACCATCGGACGCAAACCCGCCGGCAAGAAACGGCTGACCAGCGAACTGATAGTGGACGAGAATCCCGAGCTCATTCCCTGCGCCCCCTGCGCGCCGGCCTGCGCAAACGCCGGCGTCAAGGTGGTGCCCCACCGGCCCACCTTCCCCGCAAGAATTGATTCGAAATTGACCCTTTCCACCTCCTGGACCATGCGATTCACGCCGGCCTGAACGCCCGGAAGAATGCGGTTGAACTCATTTTCGACAAATATGGACAGGCGCCCGGAACCCAACGTGCTCACCGTCTGGGTGATCCCCCCGACCAGCGCCTGCCCGATAGCCGTGCCCCGCTCCTTGGCGCCGACTTGCTGCTCGATATCGAGTATGTGTGCCCATAGTGGACTGGCCGACAAATTCTGCATGGTCTGCAAAATGCCGCCGCTGAATGCGTGCCCGGTACGCTGACCGGCCGCCGCCGCCTCAGGCTCCCCGCCGACGAACAGGTGCTGAACAGGCTGCAGCGCAGCCATCGCCTGCGCGAAACCGCTCTGCCACGACCGCCCGGTCCGCTCACCGGCCGCCGCAGCCACAGGCTCCCCGCTGATCAAAATCTGCCCCGGAACCGCCTGCAGCGCCGCCACAGCCTGCGCGAACCCACCCTTATACGCCTGCCCGTGAGCTGCACCAGCGGCCGCGGTCTCAGCCGTCTGGGTCAGCGCCAGCCGCGGCACCAGCCCCGCGGCCGCCACAGTCTCCAACCAGCCGCCGCTGAACGCCTGCCCGTGCTGGCGACCAGCCGCCGCAGCGTAAGGCTCACCCTTCGCTAACCCCGCCGCCAGCGACGGACCCAACGACGCCAACCCCGGATTGAAACCCCTACCGAACGCCTGCGCATGGCGCACACCCGCGGCCTCAACAGCCGGCTCAGCCCTGATCAACGCCCCCGCCGGCGCGTCAAGATTCTGCATCTCCTGCGCGAACCGCGTACTGTACGTCGCCCCGTGACGCGCGGCCGCCGCCGCGATGCTCGACTCCCCCGCCGTCAACGCGTACTGCAGCCCCGTCGGGAACAAACTCTGCAACGTCTGCAGGAACCCGCCGTGCCACGCCTGCGCATGACGCGTACCCGCAGCCGCCGACGCCGACGTCGAAGCCGCCAACGCCCGGTCGAACGTCGCCGCCATCCGCGCCGTCAAATCCGGGGTGAACGTCTCCCCGAACCCCTGCGCCGCCTGCTGACCGAGCCGACGCATCTGCTCGAGGATGCCCGCCGCGCTCGCGGCGACGTCAACCCACGAAACCGGCTCGGACATCAGTACGTCCTCATCCGGCCGCGCCTACCCGTCTTACCAGCGGCGGCGGCCGCGTACCGGGCCTTGTCGCGGCGCTCGGCCTCGTCCCACGTCATCGCGTCGGCGGGGAAGAATTTGGCCTCGGTCATCGGATCGTCGCGGCGCGCCTCCATGCCTGGCCGTTGATACGCGTCGGGCAGGCGCGCCACGCCGGCCGCCTGCTCCTGCATGTTCGCCAGCAGATGCGCCTCACGCGACCAGCCCTGATCGAGGTAGTAGCGCACGCTCGAGGACGGCGGCGCCGCCGTCACGATCGACACCATCTCCGCGAGACTCAGATCATGCACGTCACGCCCCAGCGCCATCACGTCCCGATGAAAGGCGTGCCAGCACTCGCCGATGACGTGCGCCAGCATTAGGATTCCCCCGGCGGCCCCACCTGCGTCTGCGGCGCAACGGCCGGCGTGAACCAGCCCATGAAGAACGCGGCCTGCTCATCGTCGGGCAGCAGCGTCACCCGCTCCTGAATCGGGTCGGGCACCTTCGCCATGTCCATCCACTCGAAGGACTGCTGGATCTGATCCAGCTTGCGCAGACGCCACATGAAGTGATAAGTCGGCCTGACCGTCGTGATGTGCGGAAACACGATCGGCGCGTCCCCGGCCCGCGACCCCGGCTTCGGGGTGAACACATACACCTTCGTGTCCGCCCCATACGGATGATCCGGCGTCCCAGGCGGATTCACCGACACCGGCTCCGGGCGCGTCGTCGGAACGAACTCCTCCGGGTCCGGCACCGCCGCCGTGAACGGATTCTGCGTACCCGGCGCCGACGCATCCGGCGGCGCGATCGATACCGGCACCGAACCGTTCGGTGAACCATTGCTCGCCGCTACCCGCTTGGCCGCCTTACGAGGAGCCGTCCCCTTCGGCTTCTTGGCAGCAGTCGTCATAGATACTCCCAGAAGTTTGCTAGGTGATCTATAATGCCTGATCAGATGGCATTACAGCGTTTGCCCATCGTCCCAGTACTCATAAGCGTGGTTGTTATTTGCGTCTGGGAACGGACGAAGCGTCAAGTCGAACATCGCCAATTCCTTATGGACCCACTTCAGCGGACCCACCAGCGTGATACGCCCCGTCGGGATCACCAGCCGCATCGTCATCGACAAGTAGTACGCGTCGATGCACCACGACTGATACGGCAACAGCTCACGGTTCAGCTTCGCGGCGATCAACGTGCCGGTCGTCGCGGTCGGCGGGGTCACGGTCACGTTCTGCGCACCGTGCGCCGCGCGCTGCACGTCGGCGTTCATCATCTGCATAAGCTTAAATTTTATGGTCAGACCATACTTATCTTGAAGAATCGCGACCAGGTCACCACCCCAGTCGTTGACCTCGGTGTTCGGCCGCTCTTCAGTTCGGTCGACACCATCGACACTGACCCGGCCCAGCGTGATGAACGCCGCGTTCAGGGCGCTGGTCGAATCCGTGGGCAAAGGCGTGCCCAGAGGGGCCGTCAGAACACCGCCGGTCACCTTTGGATAAGGGGCAGCGACCTCCTGAACCTCGGCCTCGAGGAGTGGGGGTGAAGTCATAGCATTCCTCCTGCTAGTGGGGATTCACGAGCGCAGGATCACATCAGGTTTGCCGTGGACGGACGCGACACGCCGCGAAAATCCCGCAGCGGATCGGCAAACGGGACTTACGTATCACTGTGCAGATCACGGGCCCGGCCTGCAGGGTGGCGCGCTGCCCACAACCCGCGGCGCGGCGCGGCATGTGCTGGATGCACTACAAACGCTGGCTAAAATACGGCGGCACGGGACCGGCCGGCCCGATCGGCCGGAAAGCCTCCCTCGAGGACCGCTTCACCAACCACGTCCAGCTCGGCGCCTGCTACATCTGGACCGGCTACGTCCACGCCAGCGGCTACGGCGCGATCCGCACCGGACACCGACTGATCTACGTTCACCGCTATGCGTGGGAACACGAATACGGCCCGATTCCGCCCGGCGCCAAGGTGATCCAGACTTGCCGCAACAAACTGTGCGTGCGACCCGATCACCTCGAGCTGGGTTAGCGTTTCCGGCCGGGCCGCGGTGCTTGGGCGATCTGGTTCTGGGCCACGATCTGCTCCGGTGTGACTCTGCGGGTGATCCGCTGCCCGGGGATGATCGGCAGACCGGGGACGCGCCAGGTGACCATCGCGCGATATCTCGTCATCGCCACCATCGGATCAGCCTTGCGCAGCGCGTTCGCGGTGCATCTCGAGTACGTGCAGTACCACTTGTCACCGTTCGGCATGACGGTCACGGTGCCTTGCGCGTTGGCGCCCCACGCGACCGCCTCCCCGATCAGTTCCTCGGCCATCGCCTCATCGGTGTTGTTGGCGTAGGCGTGCAAAATGATCGCAACGTCCCACAAGATGCCGTCGGGGCGTAGCACACCGCCGCCGGCCTCCAGGCGCAAGAACCCGTTGATGGTGTCCTCGGTGAGGCTGGGTTTCGGGACGCGGGTGCCGCACGGGGTCGGCGCGACGAGCGCCGGGAAATACTGCAACCCGAGCAGCTCGGTGGGCGGCGGGCGGGTCGTCTGCCACGGCCGCACTGTGCTGGGGTTGACGGGGGCGCTCATATTCCGAATCCCGGTCCGAATTCTTCGTCGCCCTTGAAGTAGCCGCGACCCTCTGGGCCCTCCTGGTGGGGTTGATGCGCGGGGTGGGCGGGTTCGCTTTCCACGTCGGCGTGACCCTCATCGAAGCCGGTGTACTGCCATGCGCCTTCTTCGCTGACACCCCACGGGTAGGGGTCCGACCCGACGGTGGCCAGCGCCTTGAGCAGGGTGGAGTTGTGCAGGTCGTCTTCGTAGGCTTTGGCGTTGGCGGGTCGCACGCGGGCGCGGGCGCGGATGTTCTCGGGCCGGTTGGACACCACGTATTCGTATTCGGCGCCTTCGATGACGGCCAGGTCGTTGGCGGTGTCGGCGATGTCCGCGGCGCGTTGCGCGACACGAGCGACGATCTCGGGGTCGTGCATCATGTCGCGGAATGCCCGCGGGTTGATAACCAACCGCATCCCGGGGGCGATCTCGATGCTGGTGGGAAACGACGAGGGTTCACCGGGCGCGGCGCCCATGCCTTCGTCGGCGGCGGATTCGGCGAACGCGTCGTAGCTAGTGAGCTCGCCCCACGCCTCACCTTCCTCGCCGAACATCTCCGTCATCAGGTGGTTCTCCGAATTTTTACAACGCCGCCGAATTGCATCGTCAACCGCGGCCACGGCGACATGCGGTCCTCGGCCGGGTCACCGTCCACCCAGTAGGCGACACCGTTGGGTTCCCCGTCGGGGGTGGTCGGCGAATACGTGTAGTTACCGTCCACATCCTGATCCAGGGTGGCGTAGAGGATGATCTGGTCCCCCGCCGAATAGCTGGTGGGGTCGGGGACGCTCATATGCAGGATCGTTTCGGTGCGTTCCTGAAACTCCGGTCCCATCACCTGGTGGCTCGAGCCGCGCCGCCCGAACTGCGACACGTCGTAATAGTTACGGACCACCGGCGGGTCGTCGACGACCACCCAGTTGTCGTGGTCATCCTTGCGGGTGGTGTCCTCCCAGCGGGCGATGTGCACACACTGCCACGGGGTGGTGGTGAACGGTCTGGTCGGCCACGGCTTGGTCGGCATCGTTCACCACCGGTGCCCGCTCGTGCACAGGTGCCGCTTGTCGATGCGCCCACCACCCAACACGGTGGTGTGCCCCAGCACCGGGCCCAGCATCCGCGCCTGTATCCCCTGCAGGCAGGTCCGCCCGCAGTACGGGCACGGGGCGTGGCATCGCTGGCGCATCACCGCACCATCGGCAGCCGGAACGGCGACAGCCGGTTCTTCTGATCACAGTTGAGCGTCAAACCGTAGGCTTGCATCAGCTGCAGCCGAAACCCCGGCGTCTGAACCTCTTTCACATTGCCCGCGGACACCTCGGTGGACACCGTGGTCAGCTCGTAGGCGATCTCCTTGATCACCGTCGGCACCTCCGCGTAACCACTGTTGAACGCCACCGTCACCAGCCCGAGCTGATAGATCGGCAGAAACGACCAGTTGTCGGGGCCGTAGTAGAAACCGCCGTACGCCGACCACCAGTGCCAGCCGATCGGCTCGATCACCCCGTAATCGAACCAGTTGTATTGGGTGGGGTCCAAGATCTGATCATCCTGACCGCCCTGACTCTGGATGGTCACCGACTCCACCGCGGTCACCATCAGCGACGGCACCTGGATGAGACCCTTCGCCCCGATCCGCAGGTTCGTTTCGATCAACGCCAAATTCGGCCAGATGTGCCAACCGCAGTAGGTGCGGATCGCGTCGCCGGCCACCTCCAGAAACCAGTTCGGGTCCTGAGCCTGATACGCCGCCCAGTCCGGGTCGCCCGGATCGAGCAGCGGCGGCAGCCCCGTCTGCGCCGTAAGGGCACCACCGCTGGACAGCCCGGCCGCCACCGTCATGGTCTACCTCCCGCGCTATTCGGCCAGGGCGTCGCGCAGCTTGGCCTGCAAATCCGGCTTACGGTCCTCGTGGGAATGCTCGACCCCCAGCGCGTCCAGCTCGGAACGCAGCTCGGCCACCGTCAACGACTCCACATCCACCTCACGCTCGACCGGTTCGGGTCCCTCGAGCTCCTCGACGACCTCCTCCTCGATCGGGGCGTCCTCGTCCACGGTGGCGTCACCCTCAGCCAACAGCTCACCGGTCAACGCGTCAACCAGATCCACCACCTCATCCTCATCGGACACCGCGCACTCGGCCGCGAGCGCCGCAAGCTCCTCAGGGACCTCCAGCCCGGCCGCCTCAAGCGCTTCCACCCGCTCGGCCACCGCACGCGCCCGCGCCACCTGAACATCACGCACATACAGACCGCCCTGCGGCGGCGCCGACAACCGCCCAGCCTTACCAACAACGAGGCGCACTTCTCGGGGCGCGACCGACTCACGACCAATCGCCATACGCGCAGGATAAACGCGGCCCAGCCCCGCGGCGGCGCGGCGCGCCGACACCCCCGATGTTCACGTTCTATAGTCGCAGCGACGCTGTACAGTCATCTGGGTGACGTTGTGCAGCAGATGGCGGGCACGCCACAAACGCAGCCTCGTCACCATCCGATACGACAACTTCACCATCACAACCAAAGGAGAAGAAGTGGCTTACACACTGCCCGCGGACATGCAAGTCGAGGTCAAGGTCTCCTACGTCGACGCCAGCGGCAACCCCGCCGGCGTCGACGGCGCCGTGGTCTGGGACACCAGCGACGCCACCATCGCCAAAGTCGTCGTCAACAGCGCCGACAGCACCCTATGCGAGGTCATCGCACCCGGCCCGGTCGGCAACGCCCAAGTCACCGCCACCGCCGACGCCGACCTCGGAGCCGGCACCACACCACTGATCACCACCCTCGACGTCACCGTCGTCGCCGGACAGGCCGTCGCCGGCACCATCAGCCCCGTCGGACCCGCCGAACCCATACCAGGGGTCTGACTATCTGACTACTCGAAGCTTCGGCTCAGACGGACGCAGCGCGGGCGGCAACTCAGCATCCAACGACTCGCGCCACACGGTCACCGCATCAGCTAGCCGATGCGTTGCGTCCTGCAATTTGCGCGGTGTCATCACACCCTCGCAAAGAGCCTTCAAGTCATCAGCCGCCTCGATAACCTCCTCAAGCAGCGCCCATCCGTCATTACGATCGCTCATGATCCGCGCACCGGAGTTGTGAGTGCCCGAGCGATGTCCCATCCTCGGCCGAGGCGATCGAACAATCGGTTGTAAGGCATGTTGAACTCTGCCGCCCACTGCACCAGCGACTGAGTGCGGCCATCGAAAGTAGCAGAACGGCTATTGCTCCGATTGCGGATCTGCTCAGTAGCGGTAGCCCAACGGCAGTTCTCGGGTGAATACGGACCCTGGAAATCTATTCGATCTAAGGTTGTACCGGCTGGCCGTACGCCCATATCGGCTAGAAAGACAGTGAAATCATCCCAGCGCGGATCAACAGTGATGCGGTCGATATACCGGATGCTTTCGCGGCAGCGTTGGCGCATGGAGACCCAGCTTTGATATGTAGGCGTGCCTGTCAGACCATGCGAAGTGCCGTATCCATTCCTAGTCACGGTTTCCAGATGAAGGCAGCCGCACGATTGAGTGTTGCCATTCCGAAGCGGGGCGGTGGGTACGTCTACTTCGTTACCGCACTCGCATAAGCATTTCCAATAGCGAATTTTGTCGCCATTTTTCTTCTGGCGGCTCCCGGCCAGGGCAATGACGGTCAGTCGCCCAAACGGCTGCCCTACTAAGTAGGGACGACCCCATAGAACTGTGGGATGCGTACCTAACGGCGTTGGTATCAACCATGAGCACTCGCCCTCGCCAAATGTGTGGTCATCGGGGTCGAGATCATCGAATGACATCTGCGCAGGATTACGGTGGACCATGTCGGCTCCTAACTAGTCGGCCACGCCTCGGGGCCGTGCAAGCGGCCGCCGAGGTCTTTCCTACCATAGGGGTCCGACAATAGGTACAGCAAACTCCCGCGCTGCCTATTGGCAAACGCGGGAGTTTGTAGAACTGCAGGTCAGAACGTTGGCGCGGTCAGGCCAGTTATCTCCACGACCGACTGCGGGTAACGACCTGCCGAGAAGGCCAAATAATTGTATATCTGGAGCAACACGGTCAGGTTAGTTGCCAAGGTCTCCGGCAGCACCCTGGCCCTGATACCGGATTCCCAAAGCACGAGGTCGCTAGCTCTCAAAACATAAATGATGTCCTGATTTCCGCTTGGCGTTCCCGGTCCGGCGGTCGTCGTGATGTTCGGGTCGGTGATCACCGGCAGCCCGTGCATCGTGCCCACGACCTGCTGAGACGCCACGTCCTGCAGGACGCCGGCCGCGTTGAACGGGTTGTTCGCGTTCGGCAGGAACAGCGGACGCTGCTGGGCGTCCAGCAGGGACAGGAACCATCCCCACCTCACTGGGTGCATGACGATGGCCTCGGGTGGCAGGAAGCGGGTGGTGTGGACCAACTGGACCGCGTTGGCGATCGCCGAATACACGGTCTGGATGGTCGGCGCCCCCGACAAGGCCACCGTCGAGATGCCGGGGGTGTTGTTCACACCGAGCACCTGACCGGCGGTGCCGGACCCGGCCAGCACCTGGGTGTCGGTGGAGGCGGCGTGCGCCGCGACCAGGTCGCGGAACACCACATCATCGAACGCAATGGGGCTCTGATCGATCAACTGAATTGACACGCCTTGCGCGCCGGCGATCGTGCGTACCGGTGCGTTGATGAACGTGTCGGTCAAGTCGGTCTTGCTGATCGGGGTGTTGTCGGCGGTCTGCACTCCGACGGTGGTTCCGGTGAGCAGCTTCGGAATGTTGATGCTGTCGGTTCCACCGGGCAGCGGCTGGCGCTGCACGAGGTTCGCGAAAGCCCTTCCGGGCCTTGCCAATTCGATATATTGATCCATTAGCCACGCGGGCGGCACCGCATACCCACCTTGGCCGTCGACCCGCGAGATGTCGCGGTATTCCTTGTAGGACTCGTCTTCGGCGACGTCCTGGGCGTGGCGCATCAGCCGACCGCGGGATTCGCCGTCGCCGTCCATGTTCAGGGTCAGTTTGATGAGATCCTTGACGTAGGAGCGGCGGTTGTTGCCCTTCTGGTAGGTGAGCTGCTCGGTGACCTTGGTGCGGGCGGTTTCGGCGCGCCGGATTTTGGCGAGGTTCTGCGAGATCTGGCCGGAGCGTTCCACCTCGCCGCGTACCTCGTCGATACGTTCGTCGAGGCCGATGATTTCGGCGCCTTCGGACTTCATGTCCTTCATGTATTTGCGGTATTCGGCGTCTTCCTCGGGTTCGAGGTCTTCGCGGCCCTGTTCGCGGGCCAGCAGCAGCACAGCTTCGGCTTTCTGCTGGGAGCGGGCGCGCTTCTCGGCGGTGTTCTCGCGGCGGCGCAGCAGCTGGCCGAGGAACTCCTCGAGCCCTCCGGCGGCGGGCACCGCGTTGTCGACGCGGCGCTCAAGTTGATCTGTCATCGAAGTTTCCTTCGTGGTCGGCCCGTTTTTGGGCGTAGAAACATGGGGACGTGGCTCGAGCTGGGCGAATGGTTCGTCACCGCTTCGCCGCTGGTGGGTTCGTCACCGGCACCTTTGAGCGACTGGGCTGCGTTTCTAGCGGCCAACTAGAACGTGTTGCCTGGCGGGATTGTAGGAGCGGGTTTCCCGTGGTCAGCGGCGCGACACGCCGTTTGTTAAGCAGTCGTGTCGGGGGATGTCGGCGCCGGGCATCGTTTGGCAGCCGAGCAGGGTCGCGACCGGTTGTCCGAACATGGCCGCGGTGCGGGCGGTGGGGCAGTCCGCGCGGTGTACCAGTACGCCACCGTTGGTGCCTTCGGTCAGCGCGATGTCGTATTCCATCAGCTGGCTTTGGGTTTCATCGTGTCGGCGAACCCGCACGCGGCGATCGCGCGTAGCCCCTCGGTGACGGTGATGGTTTCGGGGTCGCCGTATTCGCGGCGCAGCTCCTCGAGTCTGCGGCTGATGCCGACATCGCGGCCGGGGATGTGCTGCAGATCGCGGACCTGGCGGCGTGCTCGGGCCAGCAGTTTACGCATGTCGCCGTCGCCGCTGGCCTCGGCCATCTGGTAGCAGGCGACGATGGTGGACTCCAGCGCGGCCGCGAGTGACAGGTCGATCTGGTTGTCCATGTCGTTGTCGGGTTCCTCCTCGGACGCGTCGTGTTCGCCCTCGTAGTCGGGGTCATCGGGCATGTCGATGGTGCTGTCAGTGTGGTCCCAGTCGCTGCGGCCCTCGTCGTCATCGTCGTCGTCGTCGCGGCCGCCGCCCTTCTTGAACGGTTTGGCCTGTTTGCCGCCGAAGTTGCCGCCCTGACGCATCTGATCCAGGCCGTCCATCGCGGTCATATCGCCGCCGTGATCGGGGCAGGTGTCGCCGGGGCACATGTCCCCGCCTGGGCAGACCTCATCGTTGGCGAGCATCCAAAGCGAGTACATCTGTTTGTCGTACGCCTCGTCGTGCGCGTCGTAGCCGCCCTTGGCTCCCACACCCAGGTCGGCGCCCGGTGTGATGTCGGGACGCCCGCCCAGCGTGCGATCGTACGGGGTTATCTGCTTGTCGTAGCCCTGATCTTGGCCGGTGGAAGCCTTGATGTCGGGGTTCCACACGTACGGCGCGGTGAACGCCCGGTGCCCCGAACGTGGGGACGACCACGCCTTGGATTCGTCGCCGATCTGCACACCGAACCGTTTGGCGGCGGAGCGGATCTTGCCCATGATCGCCGACTGCTGCTCGGCGGTGTAACGCTGCTTGTTCTGCGCGAACCGGGCGGCCGCGTTGCGCACCCGCGCCGCGGAGTTCAGCGGGTAGCGTTTCTTGCCGTTGCCGCCCTTGGCGGGTTTGCCGTCGTTGTCGAGGTATCCGGGGTCGGCGAAGTTGGACACGTCGGCGTACTTTTTCGGGGTTTTCGCTCGCGCGTTGGACAGTGTGTGCATGGCGGCCATCACCTTGGTTTGATCCATTTTGCGTATCTCCACCAGATCGGAGTTGGACAGCGACGCCAGCACGTCCACGGCGTCGGACATCATCACCGCGGTGTTGGGGTTCATCCCGTAATTCACCACGGACACATCGCCCTTATGCAGCGAAACCTCGGTGATCATCCGCTGCGTGTAATCCGAGCTCCAGTCCTGGGCACGGACATGGAACGCGAAGCTCATCTCGTCGAGCAGCGGTCGGCGGCCCTCGCGGCTCTGCATCTTGGGGGCCAGGCGCTGCACGTCGGGGTCTGAGGGATTCAGCTCGGCGCGGATCAACAGCCCGTGGTCGTCGGCGCGCAAGCTCAGGGTGCCGTTTTTAGTGCCGGCGATCGGCAGGCCCTCGTGGTTGATGAGCAGCATCACGTCGGGGTTGGCGCCCAACGTTTTGTCGAACGCGCGCCGGTCGATCTGCTCGACCCAGCCGCCGGCGCGCACCCCGCCGTGCACGTCGTAGGCGTGGAACGTGGCGGCGTAGCCCTCGAGCACAAGATGGCCCGACGCGGCGTCGGTGCGCAGCTCCAGCGGGCTGGCCATCCTCCGGGTTTCGCGGATGTCGAGGATCTTTTCCCGCATGCGACGCTCGTCCAGAGTGGTCGTCATCGTTAACCTCCCATGCTGGTGGTTAGGTTCTCATCAGGAAGCCGCGGCCGTTGCGAGGCGCGCCGTTGGGTGACTGTCCGTCGTGGTCGGATTCGCCGCCGGCGATCGGGGGCATCGGGAAGCTGCCCGGGGTTTGCGGCGGCGGGGGCGGGTTGTTCGCGGCGGGTGGGAAGGTGGCGGGCATCATGCGGTTGGAGATGTAGAGCTGCTCGCCGCCCTCGATCGGGTCCATTTCCTCCTTCGCGCGGACCTCGTTGGCGGCGATCCACGGGTTGGCGGTCGAGGAGCCCAGCGCCAGCGCGTACGCCTTGTAGCGGCCCTCGATGTCGCCGCGCAGCAGCGAGTCATAGTCGAATTGGCAATACTGCCCGCGGGGCAGACACCGCGAAACCATCGACTCCATGCACGAGGTCCAGGCGCGGAACGTGAAAGTTATTGCGCCCAAAGTGATTTGCTCCACACCTGTACCCCACGCGGTGGTGTTGTGACTGATGATCCCGTTGGTGACGTGGGTGTGGGTGCCCTCGATCTCGATGCCGACTGTCTGACCGTCGCCCAGATGCTCGATGGTCTTGACACGGTCGAACTCGAAGACAACTGGTCGGACTTGTTTGCCGGAGCCGGTGAACGCCGCCAACTTCCGCTTCTTAGCCCAGTGCGCGAGGTCGAGGGTCTGCGCCAGTTTCGCCAACTCGCCTTTGCCTTTCACCCGCAGTTGCCATGCATCGCGGCAATCGGATTCGCCGCCGCGCGGCATTGTGCGCCGCCCGCCCCGACTGCCGAGGCACAGTGACGAATTGATGCCCAGCAGCGCCAGCAAGTGCTGGCAGCCTTCAAGCAGTTCGCGGCTGGTCGACGCGAAATGCGCGTGCGGCTGCTTGGCGGTAATGGACACGCAGCCGTCGGCATCGAAATAACCGGACAGGAATCCACGCCACGCGGCGGGGCCGCCTGCCATGACCATGTCGGGAACGAACTTGTCGTGGGCGTGGCTGCCGACGAGACCGGATTCCTTGAGGATGCCGCCGATGACTGAGGTGTGGCCGCTGTTGAGCAGATCGAAGCTGCGATGTCCACGGAATTTCAGGCTGCCACCAAGGGATTGCACGATGTTGCTCATCCGGGCGATCACGTCAAGATTGGTGTTGGCCCAGCACGAGTAGTGCTTATGGTCCATGCGGATGTGCCCGTCGCCGACCATCGAGCCGAGGAAGTAGCCGATATCGCCCGACAGGTGCCCCGTTTCGTCGGGCAGGTGACCGAGGCCGATACGCACATAGTTGCCTGGTTGAAGATCGCCGGCGTAGAGCCATTCACCATCGGTTGGCAGGGGCCGGTTGCCGGGGCTGCGCAGCCGCTGGAGACCCAAAATCGGGTGATCCGCCGTGCAGGTCAATTCCCGTCCCCGCACAGTAGTCATCTTGACGATCGGCTTGATCGGTGGCGTACCGATCCATGACACTGGTGACGCGACAAGTTTGGAGCCGTCCCACGCCATCACACGATCACCGACGCGCAGATCTTCCACCAGCTTGCGGCTGCCGTCAGCCATCGTCATCAGAGTGCCCGCTACCACGCATTCTTTCGTGTCTCCGATGAGGATTGGCGGCACCCCGTACATTAAACAAATTTCGCTGCGTTGAAATTGCCTGGTCGCGAGGAATTGTGATTCTTCCGGGCTAATTGTCAAATTCTGCCATTGGAACCCGTTCGTTAATACCGCCGGTAACCGACGTCCGCCGTGACTCGCGATCCAATTTTTTTGCTGACGTTCGACAGCTTTCTCGTCGAGATCCTGATCGGTGAACAGAATACCGCTCGGATTTGCGGATTCTTTAAAATACCGGTAACCAAACTCTTCGGCGCCCAGGCTCATGCCGATCGCGACGGCGGCCTGCTTGACGGGGCTCAATCCCCACGGTTCGCCGGGCATGGTGAAGCGGCGGATGTGGATCATGTCGGCGCGGTTGACCTGCTCGCCCATCACCCGGTAGACCGGCTCGAACCACATCAGGATGTCGGGGCGGCGCTCCAGAAACACGATGTCGGGATGCAAAGGCAACAAGGAGGTGGGGTTGTTCAGTTTGTCGCGGGACGTGACCAGGTGATAGGAGTTGCCCCGCAACGCCAGGCTGGCTACCACCATCCATTTCCACTGGAACAGGTCGAAACCCGGGAAAGGTTCGCGCAGCAAAGCTGGTTGGGGTTTGACTTCCTTCGGGACGCCCTTGGAGTCGCGGCGATACGCCTTCCACGGCAGCGAGGCGATCGTGTCGGCCAGCACCCGCACACACGCCAGCACGGTCATACAGGCCATCGCCCGGTGCACACCCAGGTAGTCGTCGATCACCCCGACCTGGGGTGGCGGGACGAACGACGAGCTCATCAAGTCGCGTTTCTCCATGCCGTTCTGGCGGCTGGTGAGGCGGGCGAGAATGCTCACGGGCGCAGTTTCCCCTAGCCGGTGAAGTTTTTGCTGGTCGCCACGCCGAGCAGCACCAGGCACAGACCGGCAATCATCAGGCCCAGCCACAGATGGATCAAAAAGCAGCCCACCGAGAACGCGGTCAGCCCCACGATCTCCAGCGCGGTGGAGATGGTTTCGCGCCGGTCCAGCGGTGCCTTGGGTGCCTCGATTGTGCCGACCTGCATCCGCACCCCGTTGTTGACTTTCAGCGTGAACGGCTCCGGCTCGTCGGGCGCCATGTCCTCGGGTGCGAGGTTCATTTCCTCGGCGTCGGTGACCGCGCGGGCGTAGTCGATCGCGCCCTGCTGGGTTTTGTCGCGGGCGTCCTGATAAAGCTTGCCGCCGCTGCCGAACGGGACCACGTTCGTGTCGTCGTCATGTGAATCGCTCATCGGTTTCCTTCCGCCACTTGTCGATCGTGTCGTCGTCGGGCCAGTCCCACACCGTCGGATCACCCACGATGGGAGGCGGGTTGTTCAGCAGCCACACCGCGCCGGCGCACGCCACCAGCGGGGCGGCGTCCACCGGGGAGTGGCGCCGGTCGAAAAACCAGGCGTCGCCGATCGTGCGGGCCACCGTGGAGGCGGCCGCGCGGTCCAACACCTGCGCCGGGCGGTGCGCGATGGTGCCGTCGACGATGCCGTCGTAGAACTCGCCCGCGCCGGCGGCCAGCTGCGCGACCGGGCCGCCCCAGTCGGTGATCGTGATCCCGGCCGCGCGTAGGTCGTCGGCCAAACCCGACGCCGGGGCGCCGGTCTTCTGAATGCAGATCCCCGCGAACTTATCCTTGCGCGCGGTGAGCCAGCCGGTGATCCAGTCGGTGCCCTTCCCGGGGGTTTTGACGACCTCGATGTGGATCTTGTCGTCGGCGCGCCGCGCGGCCACCGCGATATAGGCGCGGGTGCGGTGATAGTTCAGGTCGACACACGCGTACACCGGGGCGTCCTCGGCGCGGAATGATTGTTTGTCGATGGTGTCGTTCCACGCCTGCGCGGGAATGATTCCCGGTTTGAGCGCATCCACCCACTGGCAATTTGCGGTAGGAATCAGGTCACGTCCCGCGAGGAACAGGCTGTCTGGGCTGTCTACGGTGAGGCAGCGGGTCGGTCGGCTCGTTACAGGAGTGATAGCGCGAATGCTGATGGCGGTGCGCTCACCTGCCCGTGAGCGCGAATCGTGGATCAGCGCGGCCTTCCGCAGCAGCCGGAAGGGCTGCATGCCGCTGGCGGTGAAGCAGACCATGTACGCGGTGCCGTTATGCGACGGCACGAAGGTGGCGCGCTGCCCTAGGCTGCGGGCCAAATACAGCACCGATTCGGCCAGTTGTTTGTTGGTGTTGCAGAACCGCACCCGGTTGGCGGCGTCAATGCTGCCGTCGGTGTCGAGTAAACCTTGGAGCAGAGCCAGCCGTTGCTCCGTCCCGGCCGTCAGATAACGCTCGGGAACGTGTTTGTTGCGCCAGACGCCGATCTCTTTGGCGCGGTAGGTGAATCCGTCGTGAGACCAGGGTGGCGCGAGGTTCAGGCGGATGTACTGAGCAGTCCGGCCATTGGGGGTGATCGAGGTGGGGATGCCCAGCGCGGCGCGCATACCGTCCACATCTGCGTCCGCGCAGGTGATCTCAGGCTTACTCGCCGTTCCGTCGCCTAGCCATGCGCCGAGAACGTAGGGATCGAGCGGAAGTTCCACCGGCTTGCTGACGAGTTGGTGCTGGTCCGGCAGCCGGTAGGCATATCTGCCGCCAGTCCGATTGCGGGTCACACCTTTCTCTAGAAGCTGCTGTGTGGTCAGCGTCTCCCAGCCCCGGTTGCTGCGGCGGTCGTTCACCAGCCACCGATGGTCGGCGTCAGCGATTACCGTTCGACCGTCGGTGGTCGTCACCTCGAAACACGGCCTGTCATCGAACACGTCCGTGGCGCCCAGAATCTCGACCGGGTGGCCACCGGGATGGAACACCTGGTCGCCGGGTGCGGCTGTCCCTATCGTTTTCCACCCGGTCGTGGTGAGCACCGGTGTATCGACATCTAGGGCGAGGTACTCGGTGCGGAAGCCAGCCATGTCCTCGGCTTCCATGTTCTCGAAATGCGCCCGCAGATCATCGAGCGAAAAGTCGTTGAGCAGCCCCATCGCCGGGTTCGCCAAATACCAGTACCGGTCGTCGCGCGGGTCCACATCGTCGGGCACCGACCATTCGAAAAACCCGGTCTGGGTATCCAACGTGTCACCGACGGTGATCTTGCGGACCGCGGCCTCACGCAACCCGCGCAAAACCACACTGCGCAGATCCCCCGCATTCGAGGTGGCCAGCACCTGCGAACACGGGCGCACCGTGGTGGTCGGGGTGACCGCCCGCCACGCCTCGTTGCTGGTGTGCTCGCGGATCTCGTCGAGCCACGCGAAATCCACCGACAGCGACCGGCCACCCTTACGCGAGCTGGTGGCCGCGCGCCAGTTACGCCGATACGTCAGGATCGCGCGTTGCTTGCCGTTGGTGAGGTGGTGATGCAGCAGCTCACGGGCCAGCAGCGGATGATCACGGATGGTGTCGACCACCTCGGTCAAGGTGGCCTCGGCGTAGTCCAGGTTCTGGGCGGCGACCACCGCGAGTTTGGCGGCCGGCCACCTGGGGTGCGGGCGGCCCTGGCGGTCCATGAACAGCCGCCATATCCCCAGCCCCTTACCCCACGTGGTTTTCCCGTTTTGCCGGGCTACCAGAATGACCAGGAAGCGGAACCTGAATCCTGTTCCGTCCCTTCGTTTTTCCAGCGCCCGGTAGTACAGCCATTTCTGCCACGGCAAAAGGTGCCAGCCGAGGATGACCTCGAGGAAGTAGCAGCATTGCCAGCCCCAGCTGGCTTCGGGTTTGATGCCGAACTTGGCGTCGGGGTCGGCGTGCTCGGGCAGCGGCGGGGTGAACAACCGGGGAAGGGTTGACCCGACCCGCGGATCGACGTCGACGACAGCGCTCACTTGACGTGCCTGGCGTAGCGGTCGAAAGCCTGGTCGTCCTTGGCGGTCCAATGCAACGAGGCCAGCACCTCGCGGGCGGCCTGGGTTTCCCGCGCCTCGGTGACCGCGTCGGCGACCAGCTTCCTCACCGGAGCGGTCACCCACACCCACAGCGCGTCCAGCGCGTCGCACAGCAGCCTGCGCACGCGTCAATCGTCGCGCCAGGTTTTCCGTGGCCTAAGTCAAGGACATTCGCGGCGTGTCGCCTATATGATGGGCCGCTCCAAGGCGGTATAGACGGCGACGAAATCGAACCGCAGATAGGGTCCTTCGCTGCCGGCGCGCACGTAATGCGCGTATTTCGGGTCCAAGGTGCGACTGGCGGGGATGTTCATGGATTCGGTGGACTCGGGCACGTCATCGATGATCCGGCCGTCGACGGGTCCGCCGCGCAGGATCGCGTTCATTGATGTCTGCGTTTCTGCAAAGCGGCGACCAGGAAATACAGCAGCAGCAGCCCGGCGAGCACACCGACCGCGGCGCTAGCCATCGGAGGCCATTTCGACGCGGCGCTGCGCGCGGTAGCGGGCCAGCTCGTCGACGGGTTCGGCGTCGTCGAGCTCGGTGTCGCTCATCGGTGGGACCGGCCCGGCGGTGACGGTCTCCTCGGCGATGTCGTAGATCTTGGCCTGATCGGCCATCAGCCGGCGCGCCACCTCGATGGCCTTGAGGTCGCCCTCGGTGACGTGGACGAACGCTTCGCGGACCAGGATCTCCATGCGGGCCATGTAGATGGTCATCGCGTTTTCGTTGCGCAGAATGTGGTCCTTGGTGGCGCGTTCCAGTTCGGCGTTGACGATTTGGCTGACCCGCATCTTGGTGAGGTTGATCTGCGGGTTGTCGGCGATCTTCTGCTGGCTGTTGCCGGCGACGAACATGTCGAGGATCAGCTGGTCGCGGCGTTTACGCGCGGCGCCGCTCAGCCGCGGTGGCTGCGGTTTGCGTGCCATGTTGTCCTCACGGTTTGTATCGTCCCACCAGGGCGGGGTCACCCAGGTTGGGTGTGTCGCCGAGCGGGTCTTTCCCGGTGCGTTCCTTGATGATTTCACGCATCAGCCACGCGCGGCCGTACGCCGCCTTGTAGGGGCGGAACAGTTCCTCGTTGCGGGTGATGTCGCGGTCCCAGCCGGGGCTGTCGGCTTTGGCGCCGGTGTACTTCTCGGCGTCGGTGTTGTGTTCCCAGGCGTAGATATTGCCGCGCACCCGGCGCACCTCCGACAGGGTTTCCACGATGCAGGTAAACGCGGTATCTTCCCAACCCCAGCCCACGAATTCGGGCGGTTGACCGCCTAGGCGCCACCACTCGTCACAGGTAGCGACCAGGCAGCCGCCGACCCCGTTGGGGCCGTCACCGTCCCACGCCATGATGTAGGGCACGTCGGCCAACTCATTAAACGGGGTCTTAACACTGTCAGCAGGCAGAATCCGATAATTAGTAAAAGGCCAGCACACGCCGACGGGATCGCCGACCGCCTTGATGACATTGCGAATATCCGGCACGGTATCTGCGTCGGAGATTACTACGACATCGGTCTTGGCCTTTCGAACGCCGTTATTGCGCGCCTGACTGAGACTGAACACTTCGGTGTCGCTGTCGGCAGTGACGACCGGCCAGTTGACTAGTCGCCAGAACTCGCGCACACGCCTGTAGGCCGCGAGCCGTGACGGTGATGGCCGCCACGGAATAACGACTGTGGCCTCAGGCTGACTGGTCACGATCGACATCATTGTGGGTGAATAGTTCTAGGCGCTTGAGGCGCGCCACTTCAGCGGCTTCTTCAGGGGTATCGAAAGATCCCAGCCAATACGCTTGGCGCCGATGTATAACTCGAGCACCCCATTTCCCGTTCCAGACGCGGACGACACCGCGCATGCCACTAGTGCTGTTGCGGTAAGCGCCGGTTTGGTTCTGGTTGTTTTGAGATCGGCTAGCGGCCCGTAGGTGTCTCGGATTCACGCAGATTCGATTGCGGCATCTGTGATCGACCTCATCTGGCACCGAGCCGTATGCCAGGTAATAGGCGAAGCGGTGAGCGCGCCATAACTTGTCCGAATCCCTGAAAACGCCGTAGCCGCCTCTGGTGAGCGCGGCTCTCCAAATCCAGCAGCGACTGCCCAGTGCCGGCTGGAAGGGACCGTCCTTATCGACCTTCGCCCAGAAGCGTTTCATGTCGGTGCGATGACCTTGCCGCACTGCACGCAGGTGCGCGGGTGCTCGGACTGCGGCAAAAACTCGTGCGCGCAGGTGTCCACCTCGGGGTCCAGCCCGGCGTAGCCGGTGCACAGGCACGGCTTGGACGCGGTGTACTGGCATCTTTCGTCGGACCAGCCGGACAGGATTTTCACCCGGCAGGCCCGGTCACCGTCGAGGTTGTGCTGTTTGGCGGAGTGCCCGCAGCTCTGACATTGGGGGCTCACACCCGATATTGTCGGCGCGCCGGGGCCGGTTGTGAACCTAGACACGCGATGATGGGCGCATGGCCGCAAAGACAGAAGACTCCCCCGAACAGTTAGTCCACAAGCCGGTGACTCACCCGGCCCTGACCACTCCGTGCACGGTGACGCAGCTGCGTAACTGGCTCGAGCAGGGTGTGATCGCCGTCACCAGCGGGGACCACTGGGAGAGCACCATCACCACCACCGCCACGTCGATAAGCGTCTCCTGATGATGTTGCGGGCAGTGCCAGTCAAGGTCACCGCCCCTCCGCTCGTTTCAAGGTCGCGAGGTCGGCATGTGAGTCCACGGGTATGTCGTAGGCTCCGGCGCGCACTGGCCGGGTGGTGAAGATCGCCACCGCCTCGTAGCGGTGCACAACCGTCGATCCGAAGGTGGGGTCGATGTTCATGTCCTCACGGATCGGTGGAAGTCCCCGACCGGTGGTCAGCGCATACCCCTTGGCTTTGATGTCCTCGGGTGTGTGTTCCATCCATCTGCCTTGAAGCGCGCGGTCCAGCAGCGCGGCGCTGGGGAACACGTGAACGTCGTGCAAGACGCCGTCGCGGGGCAGCGGGGCGTGCATGATCGGCGAGATCAACAGGCCGCGTTGCACCCAGTACCAGCGCCACGCATGTCGGAGCATGGGTTCGGCGATAGGACGGTTGTCGGGTCGAGGCGAGAAAGTGCGCAGCCCCAGTTCGATGCGGTGCTTGTTGTCGTGCCCTCTGATCCATGCGTCCCTGGACTGTTCATCATCGAACGGTATCGCGCGCCACGGCTGGCAGTCCCGACAGCCAACGAGGTACTGGATGCGTGTGACCAGGGGTTTGCACGATCGGCAATAGAAAGGGCAGTTGACGGTGGGCACCACGTCGGTGCGGCCGCAGTAGAGGCAACGCGTCACGGAGCCATCCTGACACCGGCGGCTACCGATACCGTGCCCACACGGCGCCCAAGCACCGAATATGTCCTGGTTGTTAGCGGTAGCGGAGGGATTCAGACCCTCCGATGTCAGGATTCATCTGACAGGGGGTCCTCTTCGTGGACGTACTTCCAGCTGCCTTCGCCGGCGCTGGCGCGCCACACCGAGCGCACCGTCGGCACATCCAGAAGCATGTAGCCGGTCTTCATGAGCTGAAAGCACTCGAAGATGTCCGCGCCCCAGTGCACGCACTCGTGGTCCCCCTCCGGGTAGGGATGCTCGCGCAGCAGATCCACGCGCGCTGCGAACACCCCGCCCTGGATGTGATGACGGGGCAGGCTCGGCGAGAACCCGGCGTTCTCCGGGCGCCCGGAGTCGGCGAGGCTGCCGGTCATCGCCACCGTGCGGTCGGCGATCAGCGGCGCCAGCAGGTCCAGCGACCAGGTGACATCACGGGCGTGGCCGTGGTTGGTGCACACGTACAGCAGGTAGGGGTGGCGCGCCAGGTCGACGGCCAGGTTGAGCGCCGGGCCGTACATCAGGTTCTTGCCGAGTTGCCATTGATAGCGGGTTTGGACGCCGTCAACCTGCGCTGTGATCATCGCGTCGGCGAGGCGCTGCGATGTGGTGGCGCTGTTGTCGATGACGATCAGTTCGGCGTCCAGCGCGGGCAGCGCCAGCGCGGGCAGCAGATCACGCTGCAACCGTTCGATGCTTTTGTCCTCGTTGTTGTAGGCGATCATCACCGCCGTGACCGGAATCACCAGTACCTCGGAAACTGCATCGGCTCGGGATAGTCGGGGCATTCCAAGGACGCCAGGAACTCCTCGGGTGTGTCATATTCGGACTCCAAGTACATGCACCGTAGTCCGTCGCCCATGCTGTAGAACAGTTCGGTGTGGTCGCTCACGTCTTCTCCTGGCTCGCGTAGAACTGCGCGACCTTGGGGATCGCACCGGGGACATCGTTGCCAGTAGCGGATCAATCGGGCCATCGCGCCCACCAGCTGTTCACGTCGGGCACGTATTCGCCGATGCGGTAGATGAACTCGCCGTCGTTGAAGATCGCGCCGTAGAAGCACACCCAGCCATTCATTGGGTGCCTGGTTTCAGGCGCGCCGCACGCGGGGTGCCAGTGATTCTTGTCGGCCTGGTGTGGGTTCATCGTGAGTGTTGTACCGGGATGGATCGTCGGGGAGCGCAGGCATTCATGCAGGAACTCGTCGAACACCATGATCTCAGGTTCGCCGTCTAGGCAGTTGAATCCATGATCACCCATCACGGATCTCAATCCTCTTCGTCTGCGTAGAACTGCGCGACCTTGGGGATCGCGCCCGCCATCTGACGCAGCGCCAAAGCCTGGACCTGCAGGCGCAATGCCAACGCCTCCAGCTGCGCCGCCAGCTCCAGCGTCTGCCTGATCTCCAGGATCGGGCCGCCGGCGAACGCGGCGCGGCACTCATACGGGGTGCGGAACGGGCCGCCGGGCAGGTACTCGATGAGTCCCTCGTGCTCGCTCATTTGACCGCGATCGCGTAGATGTCGCCCGGTGTGGCGGTGTCGATCATGCGGAAATGGAACATCTCCAGCCAGGTCTCCAGATGGTAGCGATCCACGTTGCGGTAAAACTCGCCGTCGCGCAGCGGGCCGCCGTCGACCGCGGAGTGCTCGCCCCGGCCGTCGCCGGCCGCCGTCACCAGGAACACCCCACCGGTCATCAGCATCCGGTGGGCATTACGGCAGATCGCCTCGGCGTCGGGTGTGTGCTCCAGCGTCTCGCAGCACACCACGGTGTCCACCCCATCGGACACGAAGTGCTGCATCCATCCCGTGCCCAGCCACGCCAAGCCAGGGACTGGCCAGTGCGCCGCGTCGGCAACCAAATCCACGTTCGGGCCGTCGGCGATGTCTACGCCGACGTAAGCCGCGTCACCGAACAGCGGGCGCACCGGCCCGGAAAAGGGCCAGTCCCCTGCGACGGTGCGCGACCCCAACTCGATCACGCAGCGGCGCGGCTCGAGCTGCCTGACCGTGTCCGCGACGAACCGGTACGCACCCTCATGCATCAACGCACCTTCTCGTAGGTGAACGGATCGCGCCACGCCTCGACAACGGACGGCATCCGCCCGCCGGCAGCGAGGGACCGTATGGCCTGCTCGGCGGGCGCCGCGACGTAGGGGGCGTCGGCGGCCCAGGCGCCGGCGGCCAGTTGGATCGCCCGTAACCCTTGCGACACGGTGATCGTCTCGGAACCGCGGTGCCTCTCCATCCATTCAGCAGGCTCCTCGTAGCGCGGCCACTGCCGCTTCTGCCAGGCGTACCGCAGGTCCATGATCAGCCAGCCCGCCGCGCCGCTCAGCAGCGTCCCCACGATCAGCATCTCCGGTGCCATATCAGCTTCTCTCCGGCGGCTTCGGGAGCATGGAGTACAACAGCCATTTCTGCCACGGCGGCAGCTGCTGCCAGTCCTCGAACATCTCGTTGAGCATCGTCCATCGACTGTCGTCCTCAAACGGATCGGTACTCACTGCGCCGGCTCCGCGACGGGTCCGTACGGGTTCTCGTGGCAGTGCAGGGATGTGGTCCGCTTGCCCGCCGCCGGGTCGGCGTGCCACCACTGCTCGCCCTCGTCGCGGCTGATGAACTTCATGATGTTCTCCCCGCAGTGCCTGCACCTCATCGCGGTGCGCTCCAACCCGGACAGTGCCCCATCCTCACCGCCCCGGTGTCCCAGCCGTGGCGGATGCCGCAGTTCCACGCCTTACGCTCACCACGCGGGCGTGCACCCATCGAGCAGTCAATCGGCTCCCCATCGGCGTGGTCCACCAGACTCGGCTGGGTGTAGCAGATCCCGATGCTGCGGGCCTGCGCCCATCGGGAGATCCGCAGCGGCAACTCCTCGCCGCGCGTCTCGATGTCACGCAACAGCGGCTCGATCATCCTGATCCGCAGCGCATACCCCACGCTGCCGATCAGGCAGTCGCTCACGATCCATGCCTTACCCTCGCTGATCGCGGTGCGCGCCGCGTTACCGGACTGGCGCTGGGTCTCACCCGATGGGTTCCCATACCCCAGATACAGCCCGACGATCGGGGCCGGCGCGAACGCCAGCGCCGCCGCCAGGTGCGCCCGGAAATCTTTGACCGGCTGCGCGTCGTCCTCGAGGACCACACACCAGTCCACATGCCGGTACGCCAGCGCGCGCAGCACCGCGATGTGGTTGGCCTCGCAACCCAGGCTGCCGTCGTCGACGTTGGTGACCACCGCGGCCACCGAGCGGCGCAGCAGCCGCACGGCTTCCAGGCGCGAGTCGTGCGCGACGATACCGATCGCGATCGTCATGTCAAACCTCGTCAGCCATCGTCGCTGAGCAGCTCATCGAGGACCGCGTTGATCATGATGGTCTGCGCTCGCATGGCCGCGGCGACGTTGGGTCCCCTGGCCATGCTGGCGCGGTAGTCGTCGCGTTTTTCGCGCAGCTTCTCCTTGTCGACCATGACCAGCTTGCGCTCAGACATCTTCCCCGCCGAGCAGCTCATCGAGGATGCCGTCGATCACCGCGGCCTGCGCCCCCAAAAGCAGCCACGCCGACGCGAGCGAGTTGTCCTTGCGGGCCATCTCCACCACCTCCCGGTGATTCTCCTTCAAACCCTTCAGCAGCTCGCGACGCGTCACCGGGCGGCCCTGCAACCTGGCCGGCCGATCCGACGCGCCCAGCGTCACACCCTGTGTCACGTCGGTGGCCCAGCGGGCGATGGTGTCATGGAAGGAGAACACCCCACCCGCCTCCCCCCGGGAGTCGATCACCTGCTGACACGCCCCGCAGATGGTGTCGACGGTGTTGTCGGCGCGGTGCACCCGAAACGTGGCGCGGTGCTCACACGTTTGGATCGGTTTGATCATTCCGCTGACCACGGTGCCCACCGGCTCGTCGGCGGCCACCAGAAACGTGTCCTCGCCACGCGCGCCGAGCAGCACAGCGTCGGACTGCAGGTCGTACAGGCCCAGCTCGTGGGCGTCGCGCAGCACCCCAGCGTCGGCGGCCGGCTCATCGATTGCCTCAACCCAGTGCGGCAGGAAAAACGGCGGCTTCTCCAGATTGATCGCCCGTTCCATATAGCCCCGCCACGCGAAACCCTCCGGCTCGTAGTCGTCGTTGGAGCCGTCCGGCCAGTGGCTGGTTAGCAGATACTTGGACCCGGAGGCCCGGAACAGGTCCAGGCACCTGGTGATCTCCTCGTTGGGGAAGTGGATCAGGACGTGGCGGGCCAGGATCAGGTCGACCTTCGGGATCTCCTGCACGGTCAGCAGGCTGCGTACCTGGAACCTGACATTGGGCCGCTCACTGAACGTTATGTTGTTCGCCGCGATCATCGACTCCTCGACATCCCAGCCCAGATAGGCGACATCACCGAGGTCGACCTGGCTCATCCAGTTCCAGTCCCCGCACCCAACGTCCAGCACGGACTTGATCCCGTAACGTTCGAACAGGATCGGCAAAAGCTCACGCAAAGCCGTCGTCTGCGCCAGCGTGGCGCCCGGCCCGTTCGCCGTCTCGATCGTCCCGAACTCCTCCGGGCGGGAGCGGTGCAGCTCCGTAATTTCTGCCCAAGCTTTCTGATTGTCGTCGGCGAAACTCATGGGGTTGCCTCCTCGTGGGTGTTGACGAATTCGGTCACGTCATCCAGGGCCTGGCGGTAGCCATCCCACCAACTGCTACTCCCCTTAATCGTGCTGACGTGTCCATCTCCGGTCTGCTCACGTTCTTGAAGTTTCTCCAGCGCGCTGTCGGCGAGCTTGCGCAACTGGGCCAGATAGTCCGTCAGAATCACTTCGACACCACCTTGATCAGCGAGTGCGGCACGCCCACCAGCAGCGAATGCGCCACCCTGCAGTCGCAGGGTTCCTCAACGTCGTGACCGTGAGGATGCGACGAGGGATTGAAGTCCGGGCAGGCCGTGTCGGCGCACGCCCGGTACGGGTGCTCCACATGCAGGCAACCCGTGCTGCAGTGCTGATACACCCGGTGGCCACACCACGGACAGAAGTTCCAGCTCACGTGGACTCGCCCAGATGCACGGTGATCCGCCAGTGCCCGTCGGTGTGCTCGATCACGCTCACCTCCGCGGCAGCGAGGCCATCCTCGCCCATGATCGCCTTGACCTCCTCGAACCAGTCACTGGCCTCGGAAAGCCGGCACGGCGTGGACAGTTGCAGGGTGGTGTACTTGTCAGCCATCGGATTCCTCCTCGCAAACACACGGCCACTGGTCGCAGTTGTCGCACCACCACGAACCGTCGAAATCGGAGCGGTAACAACCGGAACAGACCATTACAGCTCCTTTGTCTCGCGGACAGCGGCGTCCACACTCATCGGTATCCACACCGGCCCCCAGCTCAAGTCATGCCCGCAGTCCTCACACACCCCATGCAGACGGACCTGCATCATCTCGCCCATCAGCTCACCGCGTCTGACCAGCCCGGTCGGCTCATAGACGATGTGCATCACAGATATCTCGGATTCGCCCAGCGGACCTCAATCCACGGCCCGTCACAGTGACGCAGCGGCCGGTGCCACCGCCGCAGCGCCTCAATCACATCCAACTGCGCCTGCACCCCCGGCATGTCCTCATCACGCTCGATCGTGACAATCACTGCCCGACGACCACCGTGATCACATCGGCGGTGCTCTCAACCGGGAAGCTGTGATGCGCCCCGCTGGTCACCGCAGCGACCTCGATCGCGAACCCCAGCAGATCACGAACCGTGCACGGAGTCTGCAGCGTCGGCCCCGAACCACCACCCGGGACGTCGGGCGGCACATCACCAGAGCTGCCCTGCTGCACCGTGGCCACCGTCATCGTGGCCCCGGTCCCGGCCATCTGAGCGTCCATCACGGCCGTCAGCTGCGGCAGATCCTGATCCCCCAAAGCGTTCAGGAACGTCTCGACATATCCCCAGTTGCCATCTTTCGTCACCACCACATTGCCGATCCCGACCGTGGGCAGCGCCTCAAGCGCGGACTGCACCACCCCCGCCGCCGGGTGATACTGAATCGGGGCGGTGTCCGCACCGTTGAAACCCAGCACGAACTTCCCCGACCCCGGGGAGTTGCCGATGTCGAACCGCTGAACCTCGTTGACCATGCGCCCTCCTACGCCACGCTGATGGTAACGGCAAATAGGGAACACACCGACCGGACGCGCCGATCAGTCCGGCCACACACCAAGCCGCCACGTGTCATGCAGATAACCGAACGTGTGCACGTGCGGGATCGTCGTGTCGGTCAGCCGCCACGTCATTGACCACTGCTCGGGCAGCAGGTGGTCGTAGCGCAGGATCACACCCGGCGCCGCGCGTTCATAGGCCACGAACGGCCCCCACTGTCTGGTCACCTCCGGGTCAAGCCTGGGCATCTGGGCGATCCAGTAGCCCACCCCGCTGTCGTTGGACATCACATGCCCATGTCCAACGACGCTGAACATGCGGGTGTAGAGCTGGCGGTCCAGAAACCACAGCCGCGGGCGGCGCTCCGGCGCCGACCCGTTGAACAGATACCCGACGAACTCCTCGTCAATCAGGCCGCTCGGATCGGTCATCGTCGCGCCGCCGGAACCAACCGACCACGATGCCCGCCATCAGCATCCAGCACGCCAGCAGGCACAGCATCACCGCCGCCATCGACACGATCAGCGCCGCCAGCATCACCCAAACCCCCCGAAAATCGCAGCGAAAAAACACGACAACGATCGAAAAGCCTAGAAAACGCCGGAAAACCGCGGATAAACCCCGAAAAACCGTTCAATTACGTCACATCCCCGTCATAGGGCCCCAACCCGCCGGCCTCACGCAAAAACCGCCGCGCCCGCTCCATCGGATCAACATGGCTGGTATACGCATTGCAGTTGCCGCACCAGCCCCACTCAATGTCATGCGGGTTGTAACTCGTCATGTCACACACCGGGCACGTGACATGCGGATACTGCTCGTGATGCGGATAATCCTTACCAACCATTTCAGCCCTCCGGGTGACGGCATCGGATGCAGGCCATCTCAAAGTCCGGGTAGCACCATTCCCCGCAGTCGAAGCACCAAGCCCGGTGAGCACCCACCGTGCGGTGCGCCCGGCAGGCACGCGGCTCGTGACCCACAAAATTGCCGTCCACATCAAAGACAGCCGTCACAGGCTCGCTCACCACATCACCCACAGCACCAGCACACCCACCACGATCAACCCGTAGATGGTCAGGCAGACCCTCTCTGTGCGGCTCACGTGTTACACGCGATCGCGAGGTTCATCGCCATCACGGTCTCGCGCAGCTTGCGGTGCGCCGCCGTGGCATCCGCGGACCCCAGTGTGTGCGCGTCGAACAGATCGGCCAGCTCACGGGCCTTGGCCCGGATGGCCTGGTACGCCGCGATCTGCTCGTCGGTCGGCGGATGGTAGGTGTACCAGATGTTCTTCTCGATCTCGGTGGCCATTCAGATCGTTCCTTCCCTTCCGAAGTTCGGCAGCGCAGGCTTGCCGTCCGCTCTGCCCCACAGGTGAAGCACGTTCGCGGTGATGTTGATGTGCTCGGCGGACGGGACGAAACACTGATAGGCGTGCCCGTCCGCGAACACGGCGTGGTGCAGCATCTTCAGATCCGCATACGACGGGAACCGATAGGGCTTCTCGTAGCTGATCGAGGCGTGCAGCCAGTCCGTGCCGGGCTCGCTGTCGGGGTCCCAAGATACGATGATCCCGCGGCCGTTGCCCAGGATGTACCAGGCGTCATCACCCAGTCGCTTAGGCTTGTCCCACTCCCCCTGTAGTCGCCGGTGGACCGCGGCGATGTCGATGTTGTCCGCGGGCAGCCCGGTCATGTTGTCCTCGCAGCGTTCGGTCCCGTCGTAGTCCTCGGGATGGTAATCAAACTGGCTCACATCACCGCCCCGTCCGGCCACAGCATGTCGTAATCCTCCTTCGGGCAATGCTGGCGCCGCCGCCGCACTGGGTCGAGCTGCCGGTGTTTCGGCTCAAGCACTGTCTGCTGGTCACGCTCGACCCACTCATGGAAACCCAGCAGGCATCTAACGCGCATACGGGTTGAACCTCCTCCGGCGCCACCACGGCCGCGCCTCAACCTCCTCAATCGCCCGCAACAAGCTGATGTTGCAACCGACCAGCTTGGTGATGATCTCCTCAACCTCGGCGGATGTGGGCCGGATAGCGGGATGGTGGTGCAGCTTGTTCCAGCGGTTCATCGTCTCGGTGACATCATCACGCGCCATCTCTACGAAGCTGCTCATAGCCGCGCCTGCCGGAATAAGTCCACCTTGTGGCCGAGATGCTTGTTGAGCTCCACCGTGCGCTCACCAGGCCGAGCGAAGACATACATCTGACGGCACGTATCGCAATCCAGCACGTAGTCGATCACGCGGCCATCGGACGTACGCTCGCTCACTTGATCTGCTCCATCACCGGCCCATAAGTACCGTTCATCTCAATCCGCTCGCCCTGCCACAGCATCCCCTCACAGCAGCACTGCCGGTCAGGCCACCGGCACTGCCGCCCAACATGGCGGTAAGCAAAATGCCCGCAATCAGCACAGATCCCACCAGGACCAGCGTCATACAGATCCTGCACAGCGCTCACGGCGCTCACTTGGTCTGCTCCCGCAACCCCACCCCGAACGCAACCGCCTGGCACTTCATATCGTTCTCGACCGCATAACGCATCGCCGCCAGCTCCGTGCCGAACAACACGAACTCCGAGCCGTCGGAATGATACGCACACCACACATGCCGCTGAGCCCTCTCGGCCTTCGCCTTACGCGCCGCCACCCCGCGCGTTCGCGTGTCCACGTCCGTGCCCGCCGCCGTCTCAGCCATCCGCTAACTCCTCACTCCTGCCTAACCAAACGCCTCACCAGCGCAAACTTCCAAACCGTCGCCCGGCCGGAGACACGACGCAGCAAATCCCACAACCCCACACACAACACCCCACCCAAATACAGCACACAACCCACCAACACCAAAAACAGGAACCCGTCCACTCGCACCTTTCTCGTGGGAAACCGGCCCAATCAGGCCAGATGGGTCCGGTCCTTCGCGTCTTTCGTTCCGGCAACCCCCACCGAGGTCTTACCTCGCGCTGATAGACGAGGGGCGCTAGCAGATCAACCCTAGCAGCACCACTTCCACACGCATACTGAAACACATGGCGTGGCAAGACGTCCGCTGGCACCTGGCCTGGAAACTGCACCACCTCACCCACCGCCGCTGGTGGCCGCCCAACCGCAAAGCCCGACACACCCTCCAACAACACATGGAGCAACTAGCCCGCACCGACCCCCACGCCCCCGACCGGGAGTACTAGCCCTGACCAGTGGCTTTGATGCGCGATTTACCGGTATCTGGGTAAAATCCAAACAACGCGCGGGATGCGTTGTCGCAGCACGTTTTTCACGCGCTAGCAAACACGTCTGAAACATCCACTGCCGCAACGCATTTCGGGTACATTCGCGGCGATGCGCAAAACTAGTTCTCACGGGGGGAGAAACCGCGAG